ATAGAAACATCATCAACAACAATTGCGTTAGAACCAACATATAATTTTTTATTGAATGAAACATCATTACTTACAAAAAGTCGATTGTTCATTGAAACATCGTCAACCATAACAGCATTAGAACCAACATATAGTCTGTTGTTCAATGAAACATCATTGGAAACAAAGAGGCGATTATTCATAGAAACGTCGTCAACCATAATAGCGTTAGATCCAACATATAAACGGTTATTTAATGAAACATCGTTGCTTACAAAAAGACGGTTATTCATAGAAACATCGTCAACCATAACAGCATTAGAACCAACATATAATCGGTTATTCAATGAAACATCATTGGAAACAAAGAGACGATTATTCATAGAAACGTCGTCAACCATAATTGCGTTAGATCCAACATATAATCTGTTGTTCAATGAAACATCATTGGAAACATAAAGACGACTATTAAAAGATATATCATTATGAACTATTAAATTTTTTCTAATTTCAGTTGTGCCATTTACTGTTAATGGATATGGTGAACGAGTTGTCCAAGAAACCGGTTTTTCCGTACCAGTACTATAAACAATCATACCTGTTGTATTCTCTTTCCAACCACTTCCAATATTAAAAAACCCGGTTTGATCATTTTCATTACGAATAAGAGTATATGTTACACCACGATATAATGTTAAATCTACATTTTCATTATTTAAGGCAGCACCATTAGGAGTATTAGAAAATTCATAAAATGGACTGCTAACTTTTGTACGTACATATAATGTTTTATTTTTATTAGATTCTTCATTTGTAGCGTCTAATATTTGTATATTCTTTTTATTATTTTCCACTTCATAATCAAAATAAACCAAACTGTTTAATGTTAAAGGTATAGTAAAAGATAATGTTTCAGATGCCTTAATAGAATTTGCACTACCAGAATAAATAGTAGGATTTATAACAGTGTGTTTTGATATATTTAAATTATTATTCAATGAAACATCATTGGAAACAAAAAGGCGATTGTTCATAGAAACATCATCAACCATAATAGCATTTGATCCAACATATAAACGGTTATTTAATGAAACATCATTGCTTACAAAAACACGATTATTCATGGATACATCACCAGGGGCTACAGTTGTTTCAGAAACTGTTCCTAATACAATAGTATTTGATTTACTAATTTTGGCGTTATAACCAATTGCCGTAGATTTTTCAATATCGGTTACATCACTGTCAAAATCAGTTTTAGCACCTAAATAAGTATTATATTTTTCTTCTGTTTGGTTTTTACCCGCATCACGACCGATAGCAGTATTATAATTACCTTCTGTCATATTAGTTAATGTGTTAACACCAACAGCAGTATTATAATCACCCTCAATATTAGCATCTAGTGATTTAGAACCAATTGCCGTATTATCTTTACCTCCTATATTAGATTTTAATGCTAAATAACCAATACCAGTATTTTCATCACCTTTACCATCATTATCCTCTGTTTTTTCTTGTAAAACAGATACACCAAAAGCAGTATTAGTATCTATATTATTAGCACTTTTACCAACTATAAAACCATTAATTGAACAATCGGCGCTTGTACTAAAATTTTTAAAAAACACTTTTGAATTAAATGAAGCGTCACCATTAACAGTTAATTTTTTATTAAATGAAACATCAGCGTTTACAAAAAGTCTATTATTTAAAGATAAATCATTTTTAATAAAAACATTATTATTAAATGAAGCGTCTTTTTGTACAAATAATCGATCATTTAATGATAAATCAGCAACAACCATTAATTCATAATTTGTAATATTGGTATTAATAATATATTCATTATTTACTTTTGATGCTGTTAAATTACCTTTAACTGTTAGATCTCCATTCATAGAAACATCTCCATCAACAGTTAATCTACTATTTAAAGACAAATCACCTGGGATAAATACTTCCGGATAGACAATACCATTAGCACCACCAATTACAATTTGATCTGATTTACTAATCTTTGCTCTAGCGCCTATAGCAGTAGATCGTTCTATATCTGTAATATTTGTATTTTGAACATCTGTTTTATAACCTAAAAACATATTTTCCTCACTTTCAAGAATAGTTTCTCCTGCCTTATAACCAATCGCAATATTAGTATCACCGTCCTTCAAATTTTTTAAAGTTTTATCACCTAATGTTGTATTTTCACTACTATCATCAGTAGTTTTTAATGATTCTCGACCTATAACTACATTATTTTCCATATCCTCACGCTCCAAATCAGCATGACCCAAAGAAGTACCATCACCTAATATAATATTAGTCGATCTACCTGAAATTTCTATACCTCTAGTTTCATCATCATCATTATTTGGTGATGGTTCAGTTATCCACACACGGTCTCTAAAAGTAACGTCATTTATAAAAACACGTGTAAATTCATTAATTCCACCAATAATAGATTCAATATCAATTGAATTATGAGGTAAATTCATACTACCGTCAGTAAGTGTAAAACCGGTACCAACAGTTAAATTGGAATTAAGACTAACATCTCCATTAACCTCGAGGTTATTGTTGAAAGATGCGTCGCCTGTTTCGACTATTAAGTTACCTGTACGGTTTATTATATCACCACCGCTAACGTCTACAAAGCCTTTCACATAAGTTGACTTGAACTTATTCGCTTCCGACTCGCCCAACCAATTACTCATTGGTATATAATATTATGATATATTATTAGTAAAATATGTACGATTTATATTAAATAAACGTTATTTTATTTAATATAATAATGTGGCTAAATTTGTATTTCATATAATTCCTTGCAAATTTCTAATAAATATTCATGGAGATTTTTTAATTTATTAATATTATTTATATCAATATATTCAAGAATATCATAATTATTTAATAACTCCATTTTTAAAATTTTATCATATGAACAACCAACAATAGTTCGTAAATAAGTATCATGCAAATAAATTCTTATATTATTTTGAAAATATTGATTAAAATTTAAAACATAATCAATAAATTCTTTTGATTTTTTATTAGGAGGTTTGGTCTTATTTGTATAATATACTTTATTATTTTGTATAATCCCAGTCACACTATCATTATTATTTTCAGTTCTATAATTATAATATGATTCTTTCATTTGGATAAAAATTTTATCAGAATTTAACCGTCTTAAATATTCAGCAAATAAAACATCACAACATTTATCATTCATAATAATAGGATGTTTTGAAACTATATTATAAAATTTAATAAATAATGTTACATGTACACAATACATCCAATATTCGTGACGTTGTTCCTTATGATTTTTATTAAAAGTACTCTCATATAATCCAATTATATCATTATTTTGTAAACAACTAGCAATATATGTAATAATTTGTTTTGTTCTATTCTTTTTATAAGTATCATCGTCATCACAAAACATAATCCAATTATGTTTATCTTTAATATCTAGTAATAATTGATAAAAATGTTTCATTTGTGATGTTTTTTGATTTTGTATCACAATATTTAAGTAAGGTGAATCAAATGATTTATTAATAGTATTTAGTGTTATTTCTTGTAAATTTATATTTTCAAAAGATATAGATAAATAAATAGGTATAATAATATCTTGTTGAATTAATGATTCTAAACATTCTATTAAATATGAAATACGTTGTTCCTTAGATATATGTGAAGCTATTAAAATACAATATTGATAAGTATTTACTTCCATTATATTTAAATAAAAAAATTTATTTAAATAATTATAAATAATATCTATTTATATTTTAATTATAAATGAATAAAAAGAATATAGATTTAATAACTAAAATAATAGATAGAATTGATAAAAATAAACAAACTACAAAATATAAGAGTTTATTACAAGAAAAAACGTATTATTCAATAATAGCAAGTCATCAAGCGCGATTACGTTGTTTTTTACATAATTATATTTATAATAAAAACATACAAAAGGGAGAAGTACACCGATTTCAAAATGGTAGTATTATTAAATTTTTAGTATCTAGTAAAATAATTGAAATTGAATTATTATATAACGGTGAAATTGACGAAGAAAAACCCAATTATAAATATTATGTAAAACCTAATACCGAAGATCCAAAATCGAAAGAAGGTAAATATCAAATCGTACCCTTTAATAAAATTATATTACAAAATACAAATATTCCAATTAATAATGATAAAACATATATATTTTATTTAATAAGACATGGGCAAGCAGAACATAATATTTTAAAGGGTATTAACAAATTAATAAGTAAAAAAAATACTAATTTAACAAAAGAAGGCATTCAACAGGCAAAAAATTCAGGAAAATATATGTTAAATATATTAAATAATAATAGAATAGATTTTTTATTTGCGTCAGATTTATCTAGAACTCATCAAACAATTCATTATTTTTTAAGTGAAATACCAAGCAATAAAGTTATAGTAGATAAAATTATTGTATTACCTTGTAATCATGAATTAAAATATAGTCCTGGATCTAATTGTGATGGTCATCAATATATAACAGCAAATGAAAATATATCAACTTGTGACTTAATTGAAGAATTTAAAAATAGTTGTTTTAAAATAGGTAATAGAATTATAGATTGGACTTATTATAATAATTTTTATAATGGAACAAGGAAGCATCCAGGTAGCGATAAAGATAATTGTCGTAATACAAATATTATATTATTTTCAATACAAACTATTTATGATGTAATTGTAGATAGTATAGGTAAATATATAGATATTGATACAGATACGGATATAAATACTTATGAAGATAAAGAATTACCTATTAAAAAAGATATAATAAATAAAAATGATTATAAATCTGAAAATAAAAATATAAAAGATGATACAGACATAGACACGTATAAAGAAAGATTTAATAAAAATAAATTAATATTATCATTAATACCTATTATTATAAATAATAGTAAACAAATTGGCAATGAAGAAAGTATAAATATTGATAATAAACAAGTAATAAATGTTGAAAGCGAACCAGTAGCAAATGTTGAAAGTGAACCCGCTGTAAGTATCGATAATGAAGAAGAAATAATTAATCAACAAGAAATAAATAATAAACAAGAATATATAAGTGAAATCCCTAAAAATAATGAAGAAGAATACATAAATAATGAATATAACTGGAAATCTTGTAAAGAATATAAAAATTATGAAAATTCGCAGGAAAGAAATAATATAATAAAAACCTGTAACGCTATTATTAATAATAAAAGTGATTTTGAAAATTGGAAATTAGTAACGATATTAAATAATAATGAATGTATTCTTTACAATACAAAAACTAAGAATAATGAAATTATTTCTTTAAACAATACCAATCCTAACTTAATAGAAGTTATTGTAAAATCATTATTAAGAACAAATAAATAAATTATTTTTATATAATATTTCTAAAATTATATAAAATTTAAGGAAGAGGAAAGGGTCGTTGATCTTTATCAAGTTGAATAGACTCTGGAACAATAGTAGGTAATCGTTCAGAAATAGATAAACTTTTATTATATTTTAATTCTGGTAGTATTTCCTTTTTTGGAATAACTAAATTACTACTGCCAATACCTCTTAACTGTGATTCAATATCACAATAATTATTACATAGTGTTTCGGGTGCGTTTTTTCCCATTAACAATCCATTACCTGCTAAATGATTAGTATATGCTAAACCAGAAGCATTATGAATATAAGTCATATGATTACTAATAGAATTATTTATATTTTGTTCTAGAGTATAATTGCCTAGGGTATTTTTATTTGATGTAGAAGACATAATATACAATATATTAATAAATTATTTATTAAATATTAATTAATTAAACAGATGAAATTAAGTTTTTATAATGTAAATTATCAGACATGTTATCATTATTTTTAAAAAAATCAACTAAACATAAATGAAAATCAAATAAGTAATCATATGATAATAATATAGTTAATCCAATCTCTGGACTATTTGAAAACATTTGACCTGCTGTTTTAATGTATAATTGTAAAAATAATTTGTTTAGTTTAGTTTCATGTAAAATAAAATCTATAAATTCAGACATAGTTTTAGTATCATAAAATAATTCATCTTTACTTTCGTTGTCTATATCTTCATCTAAATTTTCTTGTACATTATTAACATTTTTTGTACAAATATCATTATCCATACTAGTTAATAATCTTATTTGTTTACGATATTCTAAATTATTATTATATTTTTTCATATTAAAATGAATAGGGTAAGAGTTTATCATTATTATATTATAGATTAATTATATTTATATAATTTTATATAAATAAAATAATTATTTTTTAGATTTAGTTGCTTTCTTTTTTATTTTTCTTTTATTTTTTTTTGTACCTTTATTTTTTCTTTTATTTTTTTTTGTACTTTTATTCTTTCTTTTCTTTTGTTTACCGCCATCAATACGTGGTACTAAACCCATCTGTGCTCGCTGTCTTTCAAATTCATTAGGTCTGGGTGGTAATGGTCTCTCTATAGAAGGTACTTCTTCTGCCTGTGAAATTTCTTCAGTTGGAACTTCTTTTTCGGCAGGAGAATCTTTCCATGTTGGATTTATTCTTTCTTTTAATCTTTCTTTAAGTTCATCTCTTTCTTTTAATCTTTCTTTAAGTTCATCTATTAATAATTCATTATTAGATATATTACTTTGTTGCGAAGGAGTATAAGTAGGTTTTGTTCTTTCGCGTGGTGAATTTTCTTGAATATTTGATAAAACTTCATCTTCTATTTGAATATTATCGGGGGCATCTTGAAATAAAAGTTTTTTACGTATTTCATCTGTTGGGCGTGGTGGTTTTTTTATTTGTTTTCTTTCTTCAGTATTTTCTACACTTGATTCTTCAGTAGTTTCTACACTTGGTTCTTCTTCAGTAGTTTCTACGCTTGGTTCTTCTTCAGTAGTTTCTACGTTTGGTTCTTCTTCAGTAGTTTCTACGTTTGGTTCTTCTTCAGTAGTTTCTACGTTTGGTTCTTCATCAGTAGTTTCTACAGTTGGTTCTTCGATATTTTTTAAGTTTTGTTGTTCAAATGTAAAAATAATAATAGGTTTCACATTTATATTTGATACAGTAACATTACAAAAAGGACCGTTATCTAAAATAGCTAAATAAGTTCCGTCTTGATTGGAATGTTTGTTAATAAAATTACTTAATTCATCTAAATTATTAATACGTGTATTAAAAGTTTCGTCACTATCATTATGAAATACTAAATCATAAGTATCGAGATCTGTATTTATTAAAAAATTAAGTAGAGTATCTTTATCACATTTTGGATTATTACTTTGAATATTATTTATAATAGGTTCAACTTCATTTTTATTTAACATATTAATTATATATATTATACATAAAATATAATTAATTATAATTTAATTAAAATGTACCTTCTGGTCTATTGTAATTTTTCATCGCTTCTTCAACAGTCATTTCACGAGTGGTCATTCCTCCACGAACCCATCCGTCTAAAGCTGCTTCTTCAACAGTATTTGAAGGATCTTTTACATAACTTTCCATTTTATCATCGGTAGGTTGTAAAGAATAATCATTAAATGATTTGTCCATAATAGTAGAAACACTTTTTTTATCTGTTACTGCTTCACCAAGTAATAATTGGGATTCAATACTAGGATCACAACTACCTTTTCCTAAATAAGGAATACTAGAAAAAGGACGTTGAAAAAGTTGTAATTTTTCAAATGGTCTTTGTTGTTTAGTATTAATAAGTAACGAAGATTCATTATCAATATTACTAGGGTTTAACCCGCTACCATGAGTAACACCATTAAAATTCATAGTAGGTTGTTGAATAGCAAAGTTTACATGATGGTTTGATGTATTAGTATTGCTAAAATTGCTTAAATTATGGTTTGCGTATCGAGTATTATCTAAATTGCGTTGAGAAAGGTCTTCTATGTCAGATCCAATACGTCCAACATTGTTAAAAGTATATGCGTTTAGTTCAGCCATTTTATACTATAGATAGAGAATGTATTTTTTATAAAATGTTAATTAAATAAATGAATAATTGATAAATAACCTAAATATAAAGAAAAACACATTAAAAACATTCCTTTTTGGAAATCTACTGATTTGTAATAATAATACTCATTTGCGATAATAAAAGCTTCTAAAAAGTATGTTCCCGCAACAATAACTTGACTAGATCTTTCATGTAATGTTTGACCATTTAAAATACGTATTATACCATTTGCTAAAATAGAATAACCGATAAAACGTTCTAAAAGAGAATTAGGTTCAGTATTATTAGTCATTAGTGACAATCTCATTTTTTTAATATGAGGAATAGATATTATATTTAATATAGTGAGCGCTGATATTACATCATAAATTCCATTAATTATAATTGCTTTTGATATATAGTTTAATAAATTCATTATTATATATAATGAATATATTTCATTTAATTAGTGTGTCTTGCTAAATTTCTAGCGCAAGCAAATTGATTACCTTCTTTACAAGATACCATACTACCATAGCAAAAATCAGCAAAAGATCCTTGGTCATTTGGTATAGTAGAACTAGGATTGGATGTGAATTGTCTTAAAGATTGTTCAAAATTTAGGTTATTTCCTAAATCATTAAATAATTTATCAACAATATCAGGTTGTTCAGGATTTAATTCTTGAATCATTTTTTTTGTATTATTTGTAATATTATCTCTAACCTCACTATTAAATGATGGAGGAGCAGGTTTTTTGTCAACATTATAATCATAATCGCTAACTAAAACATTATTTAAAGGATTTTGCGCATTTGGTTCTTCAAATATTTTGTCGGGCAATTCAATATTATTTGTTTTAATTAAATCATCTGTAACATTATTAAAAGATTCAATCGTTTCTTTTTTTTCTTTCATATTTAATTCTTTCATATGATAAAAATGTAATAAATAAATAGCAAATATAGTAATACTAGTAGTAATTAATAATTTCATATTAGGAGAATATAAAAATCCAACAATAAAAAGTAATATAATACTTCTAGTGATAGCATTTAACTTTTGATTATAACTCATATTATCCACAGGAAAGAACTCTAATAAAAAAGAAGGATGAAAAATAATATTAGGATTTTCTATCCAAAAAGGAATATCATTTTTAGGTTTATTATCTAAAGTTTTTTGATCAATAGTCGTATTTTCAGTATTTGAATTATTTTGATATTCTGACATATATATTTACAATATAATTATATATTTTTAATATATTATATAATTACTAAATTATTATTAAGGTAAAAGTGTTATACAATTTTTTTTAAACATTTTTCATCTATTTGTAATGTATTACCTTGTTGAGATATAGGAACAATTTGTAAAATGCATTTCGATTTTTCACCATGTAATGGTTCCGTACAACCTTTTTCTTTATTACTAGTTGTCAATGAACATCTAGCTCTGAAATGTTCATACGTCTGACGTACATCATTATAGGATAAATTAGATTTTTTATTTAAATTTTTATTTACTTCTTCGTGTAAATTATAAACATAACGAGAAAAAGATTCTCTGTTTTTCATATGTTTATTTATTAATGGATACTTTTTTAATATCTCACTAAAGTTATCTCTACATTTACCACAAGGTAAAATATATTTTAAATTAATAATAAAATTTTTATAATGTAATATATCATCTTTTGTGGGATTATTTGGATAATTAAAACTAGTTGTATGTAAAAAATGCCACATACCTGGACCCCAAACTGTGGTTAACATGCCATCATTACTAGTAAAATGATCATCATTATAAATACATTCTTTTAATTTAGATTTATTTTTTCGTGTACGATTCATTAGTTATATTAAAAATATAAAAAAAATAAAAATATAAAAATAAATTAAAATCTATAAAATAAAATATTTATCATGTATATATATATATGACTTCCTTAGACGTATTAAAAAAAACTTTACAACCTTTTTATAAATACATTACTATATTTACAATTATAATTGTATTCTTGATAATATCATATTTAGCAATACAATATTTTAAAGAAAATTATTTAAATAAAGAAGGATTAAAAAAAGATATTGCTAACATGAATACACGCAAAGAGAATCAAATCGCTACAGTTATATTTTTTCATGTAGACTGGTGTCCACATTGTAAAACCGCTAAACCTGAATGGGATACATTTAAAACACAATTAAACGATAAAACAATAAATAATTATACTATAAAATGTATTGAATATAATTGTACTGACGATAAAGATAGCAAAATACAAGCATTATTAAATAAATATAACATTGAATCATATCCAACTGTTAAATTGTTAAAAGATGAACAAATTATAGAATTTGATTCAAAAATAACACAAAATACATTAACTAGTTTTGTAAATGTTATGTTACAATGAAGATGATACAATATTACAACCTTTTTCTATAAGAGCACTACGTTTTTCTTTACTTGATATTATATCCATAATATGATTTATTGATACTGGAACAATATCAGTATAATATTGTAATTTAGTAGTTATAGTATTTTCATTATTAACAATAGTAATCAGATTATCTAATAAAAATATTATATAATCTAACAATGTACAATCATTAACAATATTATTATATTTATTTTTATTTGGTATAATACTCAATATTTCATTACACAATCCTTCATTATTAACACATTGTTTTATAGGACTATTGGTAAAAATTCCTCCATCTATTAAACATTTGTCGTGTATAAATAATGGTGTAAATATAATAGGAACCGCGGCAGAACTATATACTATATCTAACACTCTCCAGTCTGGATGAGTTTTATAGGAAACATCTATATATTGAAAATTATTTAGATCTGTTGTAAATAAATGTAGTTCTATGTTGGTTAAATTATAAAAATCTTGGAATGTAATATTTAGATCAATATCTTTACCTAAAAATAAAGATTTAAATATTTCTTCTATTACACTAATATTAAACAAACCCTTTTTATTAAAAATATCAAATATAGAATACATATCTATATTAAATACCCTTTCCCAAGGTCTATTTATAATATATTCATCTAGTGTTGTCCAATCGTATTTTAAACATAATACTACACTTAATATAGCACCTGCTGAAGTTCCGTATATAGTTTGAATATTATTTATATCCCATAATTTTTCCAACGAACTCATCTTTAGTATTCCATAATAAGTAAATAATGTTAAACCACCACCTGATATAACTATATGTTTTATTATATTTTCTTCTATAATATCTTCTTTAAGATTATCCATAATTATAAATAAATAAGGTAAATTTTTATATGTTTTTTCTTTTTAGAATATAAAATGTCAATGTTTTTATTTACGGATGACAATGATAATGAAGAAAGAGTAAATATAGATGAATTATATGATAAAAATAAACAACGTGATTTAAAACAATTATCTATTTTTAACAAAATATTAAATAGAATTCACAAAAGAATTAAACATACTTCTCACACCAAAACAAATGATAAACACATTTGGTATAACGTACCTGAGTATATTTTTGGAGAACCGTGTTATAAACAGGGTGATTGTATTGGTTATTTAGTTATGAAATTAGAAAAGAACGGTTTTTTTGTTAAATATGTACATCCAAATACTTTATTTGTATCATGGAATACTTGGATACCATCTTACATAAGAAATGAAATAAAGAATAAAACTGGGATGGTTATTGATGAAAAAGGTAATATAAAAGAACAAATTCAAGATTCAGAAGAATTAACAGTTGAAGATCCAAATTCAGGATTATTCAATGACAATACCAATATTCAGCAAAAAGAAAAAAAGGTATATACACCTATTAATGATTATAAACCTACTGGAAGTATGGTATATAAAGATGACATGTTTAATAAAATAGAAAAGAAAATGAATATATAATCTTTTTTAATAAATATTAGATAATATTTATTAAATTATTAGCATTTAATTATACTTTGACCATTGTTCTTTATTATAAGAGTTTAATTTTAACATCTTTTCTTTATTTTCTTTCCAGTAGTCTACCTTTTCTTTTAATTCTTTTTCTTGTTTTGTTTGTGGACGTATATATTCTGAACTTACTTTCATTTGTGCTAATTCTAATTCAGATGGTTCCGGTTTTTTTCCATAACAATTTACACCAAACTTTACATATGGATTGCCGATAAATCCTCCATTTATACCAGGTCTACCACAATCGTTTCTATGATCATTTTCCTTTGTATAATCTAATTGTAATTTATCCCATGTATCTTTTTGAGTAGGAAATAATGCTAATTGATTTTCTGACCATCCATAATTACACCATTCAGCGCCATTGTTGTATGCTTTTTCAATTTGTTCATATGTTGCTAATTCAGAATTAAATACTTTACAAACTGCTTTAGCGTCAGTATAAGTAAATTTATTATTCGAAATATTGAATACTTCTAATTTTTCATTAGGTGTACTAGTCATGTCATTTGTAGTTCCTTCATTTGTTGTTTCAGTTGTTTCACTAGTTTCAGTTGTTTCACTAGTTTCTTGTTCTACAGATTCCTCTTTATCAAAAAAGTCCATGATCGAAATATTTAAAACATATTTAAAAAAATTTATAAATAACATAATGATTAATAAAAACCATGTTATAGTTTCTATAATAGAAATTGAATAAGGTTTACTAAAACCCATTGGTACACCAAATAAATACGAAGAACCATATAATGAACCTAAAACTAATGTAGTTTGAAGCAATGATACAGGTTCATCTAAAAAATTCCTTAATGTTGTTGATAACTTTTTAAGTAATACTTCAAAATCATCATCTTTGTACGAATAATATCCAATTAAAATTATAAACAAAATAAGGATAAAAAACAATACATCAATAGAACTACTTATATTAGATGTTGAGTAAAACATATTTCTAAATATTATATTACCCACTAAAAATGTTCCTAAAAACCATAATATAATTTGATAATTCGGATCAGTGAAAATAGAATTAAGATAATCAGTAAATTTATTTTTTTCTAAATCTATATATTTTGGAACATCAACAGGAGTATCAACAACATCAGCAGGAGTATCAACAACATCAGCAGGAGTATCAACAACATCAGCAGGAACCTCTACAACATCAGCAGGAGTCTCTACAACATCAGCCGGAGTATCAACGTCAGGAACATCCTTAGTACTTTCTTGTTGATTATTAGAACTATTATTATTTGTACTCATTATAATAAATATATATAATATTGAATTATTTTTTTTTACGATAAAATAAACAATATGCCATTGGAGAAATTATATCGTTTACTTTAATTTCTTCTACATTATTATCATCATAAGATAACCAATTATTATCAAAATTTTTTACATAAGCGGTATAATGACCTCCTTGTAAACTTCCCATATGATTACAAATACCAAATAAATCATATTTATATTGTTTATTATTATAACCGTTACTATATTTTGATAAATCTAAATTATCAATTGGAATATCAATTTTATTATTAATACGATGGGTTCCATCAATGCTAAATCGTTTTAAAATAACAATTAGTATTTGTGGAAAATTAAAAAATTTAATTTGTTTTTTAATATTTTCTTTTTTCTTTGTTTTTTCATTGTACCATGCGTTTTCATTTTCTAATAATTCAGGTTCACAATAAAGATTAAAACAATCATATAAATTATTTGCTACTTGATTATGTATAGTAGTTATAGGTAAATCTACTATAAAATATTGTTCGGGACGAACACTGTGTATAATTTTATCATCTATACTTCTTATTTCAGAATAATATATGCCATAAAACATTTGCATAATTTCAGAATATTCTTTTTTATAAGTGTTTCTTAATGTAGTATAACATTGTTTGGCGATTGTATCTACTTCATTTATAGTTTTTCCAGATATTTTCATTTCTACTGATCTTGAAATACTGTTATGAAGACATTCTATAAAAAACATTAAAAATTCCGGCATATCATTTTGAGCGTGTCCTGTAAATAAATCTTTATTTTTTTTACGAGCAATTTCTTGAATACTATTTACAAATTTTGCTGGACGAATTAATCCATTATCACTCCACATTAAATTTTTTAATTCAACCCATTCATTTAACATTACATTATCAATTATTTTTTTCTTACTTAATTTTAAACATTCTTTCGAATCTAAAAAATCATTTAACTCGTAAGTGTTTTTTAATACTTGCATACAAGAGTTTAAAAAACATGTGTTTCCCAAGTTTTCTAATCCAATCTTTCCCTTATTTGTATATTTTGATATTTGTGTACTCATTATTGTATATTAATTAATTTAAAGTTATCTTTATATAATTAAAATATATAATGGATAGTCCATTTACTAGAAGAAATTCAGTAGATGAGAATTATAATATAAATGATGATAATAATTTATATTTACAATTATTACGTGATGTACTATACTCATATAATGAAAATAATCGTTTATATATACAATTCTTAAATAGAATTGTTACTTTAGGTTATCGTTCAAATACACGAAATAACGCAAATTCACTTAATACAAATTCTCTTAATACAAATTCTACTAATAATTCTATTTATAATGATGATTCTAATAATGATGATATTATTAATGATAATATTAATAATCAAGATGTAAATAATACTATTTTCAATACAAATGATAATTTAGAATCATTATCAAATCCCAGTGATACATTAGAATCATTAACAAATACTAATAATACAATGGACATGTTACCAAATGTTAATGAAAATTTAAATACGTTACCTAACACAAATACATTTTCAGAACCAAACACACAAAGTTTTATAACAGAAGTTAATAACAATACAAATCCATATAATTATAACACTGTATTTAGATATCCTAGTCTTACACCTAATATTAGTCCTATTTTTAATAATATTATTCAGCGAAGTAATCGAATAAATATACCAAATAACTACAGAAGAAATTTATCACATAATGTTTTAAATAGAGAATATCCCTTACCATTTTTAAGACATTTTTTATATCCACTAGAGGACGTTATCGTACGTCCAAGTGATGAAGAAATTGAAAACGCATCAACAATACTAATATATAATAACAATAATTGGGTATATAATAATAATACTTGCCCTATTAGTTTAGAAGAATTTGAAGAAAATGATATTTTACGTAAATTAAATGTATGTGGACATATATTTAAACAAGGCAATATTGACAGGTGGTTCGAACAACATGTTCGTTGTCCGGTTTGTCGCCATGATATCCGAGAAAATACTATAAATATTGATACCAGTAATAATATTATAGAAAATAATGATGTAATTAATAATGATATCAGTAATAATGATATAAGTAATAATATTTTTATACCAAATTTAGAAATTGTAGGTGATACACATGATGTAGAAACAAATATAATGTATGATGAAAATAGTGTTGTAGATAATATGTCTAATCAATTATTCAATATTTTAAATACAGAACTTAGTAATTTAAATTTATCTGATATGCCAAGAAATTTAAATACATTATTGTCCATGAATGTTGATATTACTAGACATCCATTAACAATTGATATTTCTAATAATTAAATATTAAATTTTTTAGACATTACTTTATATTTATTTTCATATAAAAACCATAAATTAGGTGGATTTGTTTTTGTTTCGTAATTTATCTTTTTTGTGAATAATGGACGCCCGGTATTATAAAATATATCTTGTTGTTTTTGTAACCAAATTTTGTGTTTTTTAATTTCTTCATAATTTGTTTCATATTTTTTAATTAAAACTTCTTTTATTTCAGGAGTCATTTATAATATAATAGAATAAAAAATTATATATTATTTACTTATATATAATTTATATAAATATCATGTTTAAGTTTTCATTTGTGTAAAGAACTTAGTAATCGGTTGAATCTTATTTCTCTGATTAAATATAGTAGTTAATACATCATCAAATAACAATACTTTAATTTTCATAGATGTTATTTTTTCCTTTTTTTTCATAAAAAGTTCTAAATCAGGAACTTCTTTCTCTAATGCTAACATATCCTTTTTGAATAATTTTATAGCACTAGTTTTATTTTGAAATCTCCATATATCTTCTAATGCCAATCCGAATAATTGCTGTAAAGGTTTCATTAATTGATTTGTAATATAATGAGTATAATCAATTTGAACCTTGTTTTCAATAATATAATCAGGGGTTTCAATTTTATCTCCCATAAGCGCTTTTTTATTTGGGTTTACAACAAATACAAATTTCATACGATCACCTGCTTTTGGTTTATTTCCAGGATCACGTTTACCTATCCTTTGCGCTAATACATAATGACCAATTTGATTCGGATTTTTATAATAACCTCTTAACGCTTTTGTAATAGTTAATTTATCCATATTTACTTTACCTTTAATTAAATTTTGTAAAGAAGTATTTAAAAATTCAATTGCCTTTTGTATATTATTTTCTTTAATTAAAATATTTAAGATACCACCATATACATCTTTTAAATAATCACACGAATCTCGTCTTTTTAAAGATAATCCCATAAATTTCATATATCCTTTATTTGGGTCTTCCTCATACAACATTCCAACATATCTTTTTTTTGATAATAATATAAATGGCATTAATGTTTTTTCATATTCTAAATTCATAGGTGGTTTTAAGTAACTTGAACTTAATTGTGCTGCGTCCTGCGCTATTTCTATAGTTATTGCCAAAGCATCCTGTCCCTTTATTTTTTCTCCTGTTTGCGGATTTTCTAAATTAAATGTAAAGAATACACTATCTGTATCTCCATATACATACTCTGCTCTTGTACGAACAGTTCCATAATTTATTGTATCGTATAACAAATTACCATATACTTCTTCTATTATTTTTTTAGCATATATAATCATCATTCTACCGGTTGCTGTAGTTGAAGCAGCAACATCTTTTTCAAAAAACGTAGATGTTTTTGAACCACATTGACCATACAATGAATTCGCAGTTACTTTATATCCTAATTGTCTTTTATCCAAAATATTCTGCATAAAAGGATCCTTTTCTGTTTTAATTAATTTACGCGTATCCTTTCTTGCTTTTAATAATTCTTCTAAAATAGATGGCATAATTGATTTTTGATTATCTGGTAACTGCGCCCAACGACATATTTTTTTACCACATACTATCTTTTCAGCAGCAGCAGTAGGTGTTTTACGAATATATTTATACGTATCAAATTCTATATCTATATATTGATATTCTGGTAAATTGTCAAAAATAAATCGTCCATATTTATCTCTTTCGCCTGTAATTTTTACAATGTTTCCATCTAAATCATATTCTTTTGACCATACCTTACTATCATGAGAATAATTTTGACTAATCATAGACGATGGATATAGTGATGAATAATCTACACAAGCAACAGGATTATCCATATACATAGAACATTTTGGAGGCAAAACTATAGCACCTTCATAACCACTATTATCATTTGATTTTTCAATATCAGGCATTAATGTATCTTTTTCTCGACATTTTTTAGCAACATAACTAGTTAGTTTAATTCCTTGACCACGAAAAACTAAGAAACTTAAAGGTACACTACAGATACTAGACATCTCAATATAACCAGTAATTACATCTATTTTATTCATTAAATGATGAACTAAGTTACAATCTTGAATACAGTATTTAGCAACAATAGCGCGATCTTTTGAATCACCCTTTGTTAATTTAAAGATATCTTGTGGAGTGACATCATCTTTTGCCATACCCCATTTTAAAGATTTTGTTTGATCTATATCATAATGACCTTTTATTACAATAACATTATAACTATTTACTTTATCTTTTTCAGTGATTTCTTTATTATGGATTATATCTACAACTATAAATTTTCGTCCATTATCATAATAGTCAGACGTAAACCCAATTAATTCAATATGAATAAAATCGCCAATATGTAACCCCATCAAATTTTTACTATATAATTCTGTTACTTTTCCAAACTGATCATTTTCAGAATATACAATTTTTTTAATACTATCACTAATAAATTGACCAGCAACATCATCTAATTTATATGAAGACAAATTGAAATCACGACGAAAATAAGCGTACATATCAATTTGTAATCTTCCTGAAATTTTTGGATAACGTAAATCATATTCTCCACTTGCCAATACTATTTTAGTATTTTCCAATGATAATTCATTATTTGAAAATTTACCACAACTCTCATCTAAAGTACGAGATAGTAATAAAAAGTCATTCTCACAATTATTTTCTATGGAGCGTCTAAAGAGAAACTCATAATCAAAACCAAATATATTATACCCAATAATAATATCAGGATTTTCTTTTTGAATTAATTCGACCCATTGTAATAATAATTCTTTTTCAGTAGATACACTAACAATATCAATATTATCAATATCATCACATGTATCTAGTACTAAACAATGATTTAAATATGGTTCCTTCTCGCCATAATTCATAAATGTAGAACCAATAAAAGTTACCTTGTCACCTTCTAGTTGAGGAAACAATGTTGTTATTACATCGTTCACTATTTTAACTTGTTCATCACGTGTATAATTATCATCAAATAATATATCAACTACAGTATCTTTATTTTTAATCTTAGTTTTTTTTACCTTTTTTTTATATGTATAATTTACTTCATTTGTATTATCTTGACCTTGATCGTCATCTATATTTCCACCATTTTCACCACTAATTATAGGTTCAAATATTTCATCTATTGATAATAAATATGAATTATCTTCCTCTTTATTTGATTTTTTAGCAATATTAATTGATTTATTTAATAAGATTTCAATACGTTCGTTTAAAATATCCTCATTTACCTTTCTTTTTGGATAAACTAAATCAACATTATCATATTTTGTAAAATTAAATGCACTCTTAATTATTTTTGATACTAATTTTTTAGTTAAATTGTGATCTAAGTATTGTTTTTGCTTTAAAAATATATCTATTATATTTGTTGCCAACTTTTTATAATCTTTTTGAGGTAATGGAAAATCGCCATGACTACTACTAGCTTCTATATCAAAACTACATATTTTATAAGGTACTATTGTTTCTTTTTCATTTTCTGATCTAATATGTTTAAGTGAACTAATAAATTCATAATCACATGTAGTAGTTTGTGTTTCGACCTTGAATACCTTATTTTCTTCAAAAGATATCCATCCTGAAGGACTTACTTTGTTAATATGAAAATATCGTAATAATGGAGGAATGTTACTTTCATATAATTCCAATTTCAAATCATTATAAATAAAATCTTTTGACTTTTTACCATCATCAGTATAAATATACCATAAATTTTTAATCTTATTCATAGCAGATTGACTTGAAAATAATATTTTTATAAATTTTTCTTTTTTACCAGCAGTAAATCCATATAATTTATTATGTTCAACAAATTCAGATGATAAAATTGAATCTTTATAATATTTCGGCAATATTGCTCTAATTTGTTCAATTAAACCATACTTGTCAGTTTCAGTCCAATCTAACCCAACTTTAATATAAAAGAAGGGTGTATAATCATTAATATATATACAACATGTTTTTCCATCTTCGTTTATGCCGAACATTTGAATAATAAACTGTTTTGTATCTTTATATTTATTATCATCAGAATCAGTATCCTCGACTTCTTCATCATAAATATTAAAATCAAATAAACGAAAGTAATGTGTTATAGACTTTTTTACTCGTGGCATTATTATTTTTAAATAAATATATTTAAATTCTTATAATTATTATAAATATAATTATAAAAAATTGTTCAATTTTATAAATTTTGTACCCATTCCAATAAGGTTTTTAAATCGCGATTTCCAGTATAAGGTTGAAATTTATGATCTTGAATTGAACCAATTGTAGGATATCCTTCTACGGATATAGAATCTATTAAAAATTTTTTCTTTAAATTATCTATACCTGTTTCTTGTTCGTCACTATTTATTTCAATTATTTCATATTTATCTTTGTCTATTTGATTTACCATATTATTCCAATCAGGTCTTAACGCTTGACAATGACCACACCATTCAGCGTATATTAATACTATTCCGACTTTATTATCTTTGTTCATATTTATTTCATTATTAGGTTGTGTAGTTAATAAATTAAAATACGTTTTATACTTATTTTTAGACGTTTTTCTTTTCTTTTTTTTTATAGTATTCTTTTTGTGTTGTTGTTTTATTTTATTATGTTTTGTATTTTTTTTTAATGATTGTTTTACTCTTTGTTTTAATCTTTGTTTTCTAGACAAGGTCATTATAGTATATTATTAGAATTTAATATTATTCTAAATATAAAATCCTTAATTATATATATAACAATATGAAATATATTCAACATCTATTAATTCTTTTTCTTATATTAACATTTTTAGCCGGTTTATATTGTACTGTTAATTTTAATTTACCCAAAGAAAAAATGACTAATAAAAAAGATAATAATACGTGTCCCGATTTATTAATACAAAAAGGGAATACTATTTTATTATATAATACAAATCAAAAATTAGAAGACGGTATTAATCCTCTTCCATTTTATAATTTAGATGAATATATAAATTATTTAGAAATACAAAAACAAAAAGGCATTGTTTGTCCTGTATTATATTTACAACAAGAAACCACAACACAAGGCGACGAAGTATATCGCATGCGCCCTAGTCCTCTTGAATTGGAACCCGGTGTACAAACCATGCCCGCTGCCAAAATACCTATACACAACAGTAGTAATATATATCCTGGTTTTGATTCACATGGTCAAAATCAAGGAATACACACAATATTAGATGAAATTCACGATTCTACATCCAACCCAAATATTAGTGATAATCCAATGGATTATAATTGGGGGGGTAATCAATATACTAAGAAAGTAGTAGAAAGTGGTAAATATAAAGAAAACGAAGTTACTCGTCCTAGTTTATTTAATCCAAAAGTATCATTTAATCCTGATATTCAAGGAGTATTACCACCTCCACAAGATATTTTATAAATATCATATTTAGTGTTAACATTTTATAAAAATATTTAAAAAATATTTTTATTGTATTGATTAAATTATTTCATTCTAGTAAATCGCTAGTATATATTAAATAATTTTTTATATTATCTATTATAGTTTTTGATAGTTTTCTTTTTTTACCATTATTTTCAATATATATATTATCTAAATAATTTGGATCATTACGTAATTTCAACAAAAAATCAGGAAAATTATTAAATTCTTTCATTAATGTAATCGCAGTAATTGAACTAATACCGGGAATTTGACATAGTATTATTTCACCAATATTTTCACGACTAATATTATCTTTTTTAACCTTTTTCACAACACTACAATATTTTTGTGTTTCAGATATATTAACAAATACGTTTTGTTCATTTTCATTATTTTCTATATCTAATTGTGAATTCTGTTTAATATATTGTTGAAAAGGTTCTGTTAAATAATAAGGTTTTATATTTTGTTCGAATTTTCGTAATAATTTAATAGTTGTAATAATTAACCATTCTGCCGTATCAGTTATACTTACGGTTCTTTGAGTTGAAAATCCTTTAAAATATTGTAAACTAGTAATTGTGGAATACAATATTTTTTTTTGATATTTATCCAATTGAGAAGTTATACCTTCTAATAAATAAATAATAGAATGAGGTAATAAACCACTTGAATTTAATAAACGATATGATTGTTCTTCATATCGTCCGTCCTTAATGGACGCAAATAAATCATTAAATGTTTTTCTCTCAATAATAAGAATATCTTTATTATCATTATTTCGAATTATAATATCTCCTATATGTAAAACTTCTTTTGTTACTTGAATACAATGTTTATTATCTAACGTATTTAAAATAGAAATACATTTTTCGTATAATACATGTTCTCGTTCATCTATAACAATTTTCATTTAAAAATAAAGTTAAATTATTTGTATATTATTTGACTGATAAATATAAAATTGAATAAATATAAATATATTAATGTAATTATAATTAAGTAATATGGACGAAGATATTCGAATTGAAAAAAATAGTAATGGTATTGAAACATATATTTTTGATCCTTTTAATCCTATTAATACTCCCATTACCGAAAATGATATTAGTGGAATATTAAAACGTTATGGTGTTAATATTCCTATATTCAATTATGAATTATATAAACGTGCTTTCATACACAAATCTTATATAAGACGCCCTGACATGGAAAATGAACAAAATAATATTATTATAGTTCCTAAACCGGATAATTGTTTACCTTTATATACTAAATCTAATGAACGATTGGAATTTGTTGGTGATGGTGTTCTAGAATGTATTACTAAGTATTATTTATATAGACGATTTCCTAAAGAAAATGAGGGGTTTATGACAGAAAAAAAAATTGCGCTAGTAAAGAATGAATCTATTGGTAGAATGGCATTTGAAATGGGTATGCATAAATGGTTAATATTATCTAAACACGCCGAAAGCAAACAAACGCGTATTAATTTAAAAAAATTGGGGTGTTTATTTGAATCATTTATTGGTGCCATGTTTTTAGATTTCAATCGAATTAAGGTTCACGATGAAGGTAAATGGTTTGAAAACGTGTTTGTTACTGGACCTGGATTTCAAATTGTTCAAACGTTCGTAGAATCTGTTTTTGAAAAACACGTAGACTGGATTAATTTAATTCGCAATGATGATAATTATAAAAATATTTTACAAGTAAAAATTCAAAAAGAATTTAAAGTAACTCCTGATTATATGGAAATTGAGGAACATGATGTTGATGTTGGGTATCGTACTGGTGTATATTTATGTTTAGGACAATCAATACATAATTTAAAACATGAAAATTCTATTTCAATTCAAAATTTCAAAAAATATAGTGATATTCATCAATATATGTCTCAACATAACAAGATATTTGTATTTCTAGGAGAAGGTACTCATAAAATTAAAAAAAAAGCAGAACAATATTCTTGTGAAGAAGCATTACTAGCTTTAAATAATTTCTAATAATATAAAAATGGATGATTATTCAAAACGTATTTTCCTTTTTTTATTTGGGTGTATAGGTATTCGCTTTGCACTTGTTTTTATAGCAAAAAATATAAATATTAATTATTTACCTTATATGGGATATTTAGCATTATTACCTGCTATAGGGTTTTCTTATATATTTTTAAATGATCTTAGAAAAACTGGACCAGAAGTATTTGGAGATAAAATTTGGTGGAATATTTTACGTCCCATTCATGCTATATTATATTTCTTTTTTGCTTATAACGCAATTAACGCAAACAAAAAATCTTGGGTATATCTTTTAATGGATGTCTTGATTGGATTAAATAGTTTTTTGATTTATCATATAGCACTTAATAATTAATAATATATAATCTTTTTATTTTATATATGATTGATTTTAATATTCAAATTAAATTCACCCCAATTCCTACAAATACAAGTATTTACAGAGGAGATAGCAATATTTATAATAATTTAGAACAAGATATTTTAGAAGGTAAATATAAATATTTTTTAAATCAACCCGACGATGCGGTTGATGATCAATATGGAATTATGCATGAATTTAATACTACCAAAAATTTATTATTAATTCGTTTAGATGACAAAGAAACTCAAACATATTTGTACGAACTTGCTGATGAAAATATTAAAAATATATTTAAAAAAAATTTTGGTTTTGAGAACAATTTACGAGATACTGATAGAGAACCCGATGCTAAAATGGCAGAATTTCTTTGTAATTTAGGATACGATGGTTATTTAACTGATAAAATGAAAACAGATGGTGATGGTACCTTTCATCGTGAAATAGTTATTTGTAATCCTATTGAAAAATTAGAATATGTAAAACAAATTACAGATAACGCACGCGCAGAAACATTAAAACAAGAGTGGAAATTAAAACAAATGGAACTTCAAGATAAAGAAAATCGCAAGAAAAAGGTACAACGAAATAGATTTGAAGATGATGAAGAAGACGAAGAAGAAACTACTACCAAACCAAATTTTTTCAGTAATTTATTTGGAGATGATGATGGTTATGAAACACCAGGTGGAACAAAACACAATAAAAAAAATAAGAAAAAGTATTCTAAAAAAAAGGGACGTTATAATAAACGCAATACAAAACGTAAATATTTAAAAAAACATTAAAAAATTGATTATTTTATATTTATTTATTATAAATATAAACTAAATAATGGAAGAGTGGTCTTTTGGTAAAAATAGAATGCTTTCTGTGATAGAAACGCTCGAAAATCCAAAAATTACGTATTATGTTTGTTGTTGCTTTAAAAGAAAAAAATACGCTAATAAAGATTTAAACCCGAATAATACTCTTACTGAAGATTTAATGTATGTTGATAATCCGTTGAGTGACAATAATGATTCAGAACAAGTATCGAATTGGAAAATACATGAATAGAGAACATTTTTATAAAAAAATTGAATAAAAATATGTAGCGTTAACTTAATATATACATATAATCATGGATACTTTAACTATTCCACGAAGTCAATTGGACGATCCAAGCATTTATGCTTATACAAAAAATATAAGCAACGAGCATTTAAATTATGATGTAATGCGTATAATTAACAGTTATATTGATACAAATTTATCTGCTGACGAAAATAATATTGAAAGTTTTTGGATAAAATTAGGTATTGAAACGTGTAATTTACAAGACCTACTTTGGAGTTGTGTTGAGATATTACAATCTGCTAACTTTACTAAAAGTTCGAAAGAAATTCGTTATTTAATTCGATTACATGAACAAACTAGAGATATTAGATATATTTTAAATGAAATCATTTTTAAATATTATCCTAGTCATAATACAATTACCTATAATAATAATCAAATAGATATTTTAAATGTTTTTAACGGTGAACTTTCTCAAATAGACAGAGAATATTGTTTATACGGAAGTTCTTTTAAATTTACATTAATGAGTAAATATCAAAAAACATATAAAAAAAAACTTATGGAAAATCATAAAGGTTTTATAACCACTATTTTAAATCGAATGCACGCATACGTTAATTATTTAGAATCCAATTTTGAAAAATTTCCAAATTATAAAATATATAGTTCAATTTATAAAAAAAACTATAAAAAAAACATAAACAATTTAAAAAAACATATGGAAAAGGAATCTATTATAACTAATATAGAGGTATCAGAGTAGTAATATAATTTTAATTTTAAAATATTAAATATTTTTTTAATTAGTGAAATAAAAACAAAATATTTTTATATTTTAGATATGAAAATCAAATATAAAAATTTAGATGTACTTATTTTTTATACAAAAATACAAAAAAGTATCTTAAAAAATAAATTTCAGAATAACTCTATTGTATTATATAAACCACCGTTAAATAATATAGTTGTTTATAAACATTCAAATTATATTACTAGTATTATATAATCATTTTATTATTTCAACTTATAATAAAAGTTTGAACTATTTCCTTTTGTGGTAAAACATAAGTACGTTCTTCTGTTTTACTATTATACCAATAAGTTTCACCGGATAAACTAATCTTTTCAATCCATTCTTTCGGTATTTCAGCATTATTAATATATTCTTGTTTATCTTTTTTAATTATTTTTGGATAAATATTATCAATATTAAGTTCTTCTACTTTTTCTTTTGTTTTACAAAATTTAAATAAACAATTAAACATTTTTGATATTTATATATGACTATATTTTGTTCTCATATATTAGATTTTAAATAATTCACAGAAATAAAAATAAAAAATTGAATAAATATTAGTGTTACGATAAATATAATAATATATACTAATATGGATACTCAAACAAAGGCGGAATTATTTTACAAGAGACACATGGAAGCTGTAAAAAGATATCAAAAAAAAAATAAAGAAACATTAGCAGCGAAGGGTAAAATATATATGAAAGCATTAAGAGAAGATAAAGATAAACATGATAAACACTTAGAGAAAAGAAGGATTTATTATGCTAATGTTGTTAAACCAAAACGTAAAGCAAAAAAGGAACAAGAAGAAAAGGAACAAAAAGAAAAGGAACAAAAAGAAAAGGAAAACTAAAAATGATAAAAATTAAATAAAACATGTACAATTGTATTTTTGTTTTTTTATTTTATATTTCTCCTTTTGATAAAAATAATAAAAAAATGGTTTTTTATTATTTGGTTAATGTTTTTTTCTAGTTTTTTTATTATTTGGTTATTGGTTTTTTCTATACATACGTTGAAGCTTAATTAATGTAGTTTTACCACGTATCCAATCACTTTCCCAAATTGAATAATAATTATACCCAGCATTTTCACAAAATTTCTTCTTTATCATAGTATCTGCGTATCTTTTACGATAAGTTTTTTTGAAAAATATTTCATCTGGATTATAAATATCTGGATTTCCATGAAATTTATCACCATGATATTCATAAACACTATTTTCATATGAACTATATCCGTCCACATCATATTTGCTATTTGGAATTCTATATTGACCTTCATCACAATTAAGAGCGTGTCGCATATCAGGTATAGACACTTTAAGGTACTCTAACCATTCAATTTCACCTTTTGAATAATGCTTTTGAAATTTAGATGGTATCCAATCATAATCTGGGTAAACAAACATTACAAATTTCGTAGGACTATTTTGATAATGTAATTGTAATAAACCAGCGCCATCATTGTCTTCTATATTACTCCTCGTAAGTTTATACCAATCATCCATAGATGTATAACCTAATTCAGTATATAACCAATCAGCATAATCTTTACGAGTTTTACTATCATCCCATAATCCTCTATAAGAACATTTAAACTTCCAAGGTAATAATTTATAATCAGGATAAATGTCATTTAAAAATTTATATACTGAATTATCATAATAAGTATATAACATTCCTGAACCCCCATATTTTTGTATTAACTCGGTTGATAATTTATAAAAATCTTCTTTAATTTTATAGTTAAGTTTTTGTTTTAAATATTCAGCAAATTTTTTACGATTATCAGAATTATCAAAATATCCTTTTGTAGTTTGTGTAAATTTCCATTCTAACCATTCATATTCAGGTTCAGGGTATATTTTTTTTAAAAATTTACGAAAAGAACAACCATAATGTCCCTGTAATAAACCATAACCCTTATTATTTTTAAAATCTTTTAATGATATACCATACCAATCTTCCGGTTTAGTGTATCCCAATATTTCTTCTAACCATTTTGCATATAATTTATGATATTTAAAATCTTCCCATATAAAATCAGGCGTTTGTATAAACAACCAAGGCAGCAAAATATATTTATATTGTGGATATATTGATATTAAAAGTATATAAGGTGAAGATTTATACTTATTTTTTAATAATCCGTGTCCGTGATTATCAACAAATATCTTCTTTGTAAGTTTGTAAAGGTCTTCCACAATTCTATACTCTAATTTTTCAAATAACCAATCTGTAAATATTTTATGATTTTCTATTTTATCCCAAGTTCCACGCACAACTTGTTTAATACTTCCGTCTTTATTAAGTTTAACTGGAAATGGAAAAGGATTACTCATCTTTGTATTATTATATTTAATAATATATTAAAATCAATTTTATAAAAATTCTATCTAACTTTCACCCAAGTTTTCAATTTTGCCCCCTTTCGATAAAATAATAAAAAATCCTTTTTTATTATTTGGTGAATAGTTTTTACAAATATTTTCTTTTCTTAATAGTTTTCTTATATTTTTTACCGCCACGTCTTTTTATAGGAGATGCGATTTTCTTTTTGGTAACTTTACTGGATTTAACTACTTTTGGTTTTTCAACACGAGGTGTTATATTAAATATAGTTCGGGTTGATGATATATTTCTACGAGCAATCATATAAGCTAAAATATAATCTAAATTATCAAAGTCTACGGTCATTGGTTCATCATTATATATTTTACTCTGAACCGGTTTTGTAATGTTTTCAACATTAAAATCTTCAATTGTAGTAAACGGTTGAATAGCATTTTCTAATGTTTTAATAAGTAATTCTGAATCAGGATAAGTTTTAATCAATAATTTACAATCCTCCAAATCGGCTATACATATATTCATTAAGAAATTTAATACATTCATGGCTCGTACTTCTATATGTTGATGTCTATACTCGTGTAATATAGTGGATACATTATTTTTAATTTCAAAAAATTGTTTTATTTCAGGTCTTTCTTCAGCTTTAAAGTGATATAAATAGCACAATAATTGATAGACGTGTTTTTCAGAGTAAGACCAAGGAAAATATACATTCGAATTTTCAATATTAACTCCAGTTAAAATTCTACATTTATTTAATTTATCAGTAACATCATTACCATTTTTAAAATATTGAACATTACCTAATAATTGAAATATCATACTATAATCAATAGAACCCATTACATTTAATGTTTTATTATCATGTAATAATGCTGTTTGTAAGCATACAGTTTGATATGGTATAAGATCGCCCAATGATTTTAATATTGAAGCATTAAATTTATATTCAACACTCATTGAATCTACTACTTTTATTACGTTTGAAATAGATAGATTAGATAATGGATATTCTAATTGATAAGTATTTGTTCCATTTTCTGAATAAATTGTAATAATATATTGTGTTAAATCTGATGGGTTGGATTTAATATGTAACATAGGTATATCCGTTGGACTATATACACTAATATCAATCGGTTTATTAATAGTTTCAATAGTAGGTGTATCCATTAATTTATCACGTTGTTCACGTTCTTTTTTAGATTCTTGAAATCCAATTTGTGTTGGTGCTGCACCAGCATCTAAATTTAAAAATTGGACTTCTTTTCCAGTTATATTATATAAATTTGTTTGAAGAACTTGACTGAATTCGATATTACCTTTGTTATTCGCATCGGAAGTTAAAATAACGGTTGCGTCATTATATATTGAGGGTAATATACCTTGGCCTACTTCTCTAACACCAAGTTGTAATTCCATTTTATTATGTTTTTGTACACAACGGGGTATCACTTTATAATTCAAAATTTCTAAACATAATTCAGAAGCTACCTTTTCTGTATATTTTATTAATTTTTCATCCATACCAGGGTCTAGATAATACATATTTTTGTTCTTATTTTGCCTATTTTGAAAATTATAAGTATATTTATCTATTACTGTATTAATTTGGTGTAATGTCTCATCGCTTAATGCTGACAAATCATGAGGTATTTCAGTTCTCCACATTATTAACGCTCCTAATTCAGTATATTTTAATTGAATTTTTAATTCTTCCGTTTCATCTATTTTCATATAATACAATAAAGGGTCTATGTTATCATTTTGTATAAAATTACGTAATCTATCTTTTAAAATATTTATTGTTTTTTCTCTTTCTTCAGTTGCTTTAATATATTCTATACCTTTTTCCTTTAAAAATTGTTCTACAAACATTTTTAAATCCTCGTTGAATGGGGGATACATACTCTTTTTCGCAGCTTCACGTTTGGTACTAACTTTATCTGTAAACATTATCATTTTCTCATGAATTAGTGTAATTAATTCTTTTGAATATTGAACAGCATTATCATCGCGATTATCTTGATCTTCCGGTAAAAAAAGTTGGAATATACCTAACCATGGTACTTCAACTAAATATTGAACTAATGCTTCTGGACTGGCTTCATTAGGATAATCTTCATACATAGTTTCCATAGTTTCAGCAAAGTCAGGTGCTAAGTCTTCTCCATAATCATTTATTGCATCTATATCCATTTCATTCATGTTTGACTTCTATATATTATTATAAACATTTTTAATAATTTTTTCTTTTTATTATGTTAATATATAAACACAGATTATTTATATATTAATTAACAAGGTTGACCGCTTAACTACTTGAGTTTCTTCTTAGGACGAATTTGGTTAGTATGTCCACATTTTTTTTTGCGACAGTTCTTAGCGCGTGGAGGAAGACGTGCATAGCATTTGCGACAAATCATCTTCTCACAGTTGAAAGTTTTTGCCAAAGCAGCAAGGGATGGATCAAATACACCACCTCTTAATCTGAGAACCAAATGGATTGTTGACTCCTTCTGAATATTATAATCCGATAAAGTACGACCATCTTCCAGTTGTTTTCCGGCATAAATTAATCTTTGTTGGTCTGGGGGAATACCCTCTCTGTCTTGTATTTTTTGCTTAACGTTATCAATAGTATCTCCGGGTTCAACATCTAAAGTGACAGTCTTGCCGGTTAAAGTTTTAATGAAAATTTGCATCTTAAACTATATAAAATATAAATATTTTTTTATATTATTAAAGTAATTTAAATATAAAAATCACTTTCATCAATATAATTGTATACAAATACAATAAAATTTTTACAATGCTCTAAATAGTAGTATAAATTCTTTTCTTCCATAGTATTTAATTTATTAATATATATTTAATTCATTTTTTAAGTTAAATAATACATATTATATTTTATAATAATATATTATATTAATTAATGGATATACATGTTCAACCTTTAGACATATTACAAAATAAACCAATACCACAAAAAATGGAAAAAATAAGAATTGGTATTAAAAGAGATAATATTGAACAAGACAATTTTCAAGAAAAAGATATTATTGAAAATGAAGAAAATGAAATAGTAAAACAACCTATATTTACTAAAATTGTAGATAAAAGAAAAACTAGTAATATTAATCGAGAAGAAATATTAAATAGATTACGAAATCAATTTTCAGTAACTGTATTAGATCCATCTACTAATAATAAAGAAACTATAGTACAAAATGTACCTATAAAAACTAATAAAAAAATAATACTTCAAAAAGAACCTACTATTAATGAATTAGAAGAAAAAGACGAAGAACCAAAAGAAAAAGAAGAATTAGAAGAAAAAGACGAAGAACCAAAAGAAAAAGAAGAATTAGAAGAAAAAGACGAAGAACCAAAAGAAAAAGAAGAATTAGAAGAAAAAGACGAAGAACCAAAAGAAAAAGAAGATTCAGAAAAAGAATTAGAAGAAAAGGAAGAAGTAAAAAAGAAAGAAATTATAGCAGATATAGATATAACAGCATTAGCAATTAATAACCAAAATGTCATTGATAGATTACCTAGTGAAAAAGAAAAAGTTATTATACGAGCACCTTCATATTATATGAATAATCGTAAAATATTTATTCAAAAGTTAACAGAATTATTTAAACCTTATAGAAAAGAAATACTAGATAATAAAGAGAACATTTCATGTGATCAGCAAAGCAATAATACCAAATTTGATTTATTAACCCATCAAAAAATAGTACGCGACTATTTAAATCTTTATACCCCCTATCGTGGACTATTACTATATCACGGTTTAGGATCAGGCAAAACATGTAGTTCAATTGCTTTAGCAGAAGGTATGAAAAGTGATAAAAAAGTTTTTATATTAACACCCGCATCATTAAAAATGAACTATTTTAGTGAAATGAAAAAATGTGGTGATGAATTATATAAAAAAAATCAATATTGGGAATTTATTTCAATTGAAGGAAAACCTGATTATATTCCTATATTATCGAAATCCTTATCTTTATCGATTGAATATATAAAAAAGAATGGAGGTGCTTGGTTAGTTAATATTAAAAAGGATCCTAATTTTACTAGTCTAACTACAGATGAACAAAATAAAATTGATGAACAAATTAATAATATGATACGAAATAAATATACTGATATTAACTACAATGGATTAAATAATAATAAAATGAATAAATTAACTGAAAATGATACAATAAATCCTTTTGATAATTCAGTGGTTATTATAGACGAAGCACATAATTTTGTAAGTAGAATTGTAAATAAAATAAAAACTTCAAAATCTATATCGTATAAATTATATGAACACCTTATGAATGCTAATAACGCAAAAATTATTTTATTAACAGGGACGCCTATTATTAATTATCCTAATGAAATAGGTATATTATATAATATTTTACGAGGTTTTATAAAAAGTTGGACTATTCCGGTTTCATGGGATAAACCTGAAAAATTAAATTTAGATACAATTACTGCTATGTTAGATAAAAATAATTTAAAAACATATGATTATATACAATTTACAGATAACACAATTCAAATTACTAGAAATCCTTTTGGATTTATAAATACGAAAAAACGAGGTGTTGTAAAAGGTACACAACGTAAAGTTAAAGGCGGCGCTTCAAAAACTAAGAAAAATAAAATAAAAGTTGTAGATAAATTAACATTTGATGAAGAAAAAATTAATGAAAATGAATCAATGGAATATTTATCTAGAATTGGATATAATCAAGATTATCATCCTTATAGCGGTGGTAATGATATTTTAAATAAATATAATGGTGTTAAATTAAATGAAAGTGGTAATATAAGTGATGATCAATTTATTCAACAAGTTATTAGAATATTAAAGTCAAATAATATTAAAATTAATGATAAAAATATAGTTGAAGAAAAATATAAATGTTTGCCTGATTTAAAAGATAAGTTTATAGATAAATTTGTAGATTTAGAAACTGGTACTACTAAAAATTTACAATTATTTCAACGTCGTATTTTAGGTTTAACATCTTATTTTAGAAGTGCTCAAGAAGAATTATTACCTAGTTATGTAACTACTGCCGAAGGAAATAACTATCATATTATAAAGACTGAAATGTCAGATCATCAATTTAATATTTATAAAACAATTCGTCGTACCGAACGTGAAAAAGAACATAAATCAAAAAGAAATAACGCAAAACAAGCAAATAATGAATTATACGAAGAAGCATCAAATTCTACTTATAAAATATTTTCACGTGCGGCGTGTAATTTTGCGTTTCCTAATAATATTGAACGCCCTGTACCACCACCTAAACTATTTGTGAACGATGAAGTAAATGATCTTGTAATGAATGAAAATAATGAGAATAATGAGAATAATGAAAATAATGAAACTACAGAAAATTATGATAGACAAATAGAAAAAGCATTAGAACAAATTAATATGGACGATGATAATAATGAAAAAGTATATTTAAATAAAAAATCACTACAAGAATACAGTCCCAAATTTGTAAACATATTGGAAAATCTTACTTCTGAAGATAATATTGGATTACATCTTTTATATAGTCATTTCCGTACAATTGAAGGTATCGGTATTTTACGATTAATTTTATTAGCAAATGGTTTTTCAGAATTTAAAATCCATAAAGTAAATGATAATTGGGAAATTAAAGAAGATACAGACAATATTAAAAGACCTAAATTTGTTTTATATACAGGTACTGAATCTCCAGAAGAAAAAGAAATTATTAGAAATGTATACAATAGTAATTGGGAATTTGTACCTAATTCTATTTCTACTAAATTATATGAACAAGCCAAAAATAATATATATGGTGATGTAATTAAGGTAATTATGATTACTGCGTCTGGCGCTGAAGGAATTAACTTAAAAAATACTCGTTTTATTCATGTTGTAGAACCTTATTGGCATATGGTACGCCCGGAACAAGTAGTAGGACGCGCTAGACGTATATGTAGTCATCAAGATCTTCCCCCTGATTTAAGAAATGTTAAAGTATTTTTATATGTTTCCACATTAAGTAAGCAACAGAAAACGAATGATGAAAATATAGAATTAATTATTCATGATGTTAGTAAATTAGACAATAAAACTGTAATTACTACTGACGAAAAACTATATGAAATATCTAGTATTAAACAGAAAATTAATAATCAATTTTTAAATGCTATGAAAGAATCTGCCATTGATTGTAATATTTATTCAGCAAAGAAAAGTAATGAACCGTTGATTTGTTATAATTACGGTAAAGTAGAATCAAATGATTTTTCTTCTTATCCATCGTTACAAATAGATTCTACATTAAAAGAAGGATTAGATATTAAAACTATTTCATGGAAAGCGCGTAAAATTACATTTAATAATAAAGAATATGCTCTAAATACTAAAACAAATGAAGTTTATAATTTTAAAAGTTATCAAGATGCTATTGAAAATAATGATAGTAATTTATTACTATTAGAAGGTAATTTAATTAATAAAAAAATTCAATTTATTTAAATAATATCATAATTCTAAAATATTATTTAAAAATGTTTAAATTTAAGCAAATTTTGGTTTAAAAGCTTCTCCTGATAATTTATACCAATAACTATCAACATTATCTACTACACATAAGCATTTATTTTCACCAAAAGTAACATGAACTCGTGGTGCTACAGTATTATTATCTTTATCTAAATAACTTGCTGTAGTAGCAATTTTTTTAACATGAACATTTTCAATTGGTGTACCATCTAATAAAGCAACAGTTGTACATGCTTCATCAGTATAAATTGTAGTAATAATTTTACTATATTGACCGGTCTTTAATAATTCAGTGATATCAGTATTAAACTGACTATATGTTTGCGTGGTAATTCTGTTAGACATTATATATTATATAAGTAAAAAATAATTCCTAAATAAAATTAAAATATATTTTAATTAAATAAAATATAAAAACAAACGTATACTTATATTATTAATATGAATGAAGCTAATAATGTATTAACTATAAAAACTGTGCAAATTCAACCTATACGTAATATGATAACCGCAATAAAAGACATATTAACAGACGCTACTATTACTTTTACTAAACAAGGTTTTAAAATTATTAATTTTGATAAAACACATACAATATTAGTAAATGTTAATTTATTATCTCATAAATTCGAACAATATACCATTGAACCTGAAAAAATAATAGTTTGTGCTAATACAATACACTTATTTAAAGTTATTTCTACGATGTCAAATGATGATATGCTTTCTATGTATATTGATAAAGAAGATTATCATGAAGGTATAGTTTCACATTTAGGACTACAATATGATAATGGCGATATTAAACAATGTTATTGTCAAAAATTACGTTTAATTGAACCCGATATGGAAGAATTAATAGTACCAGATGTTGAATATTCTACTATTATTAATTTACCTACATCAGATTTTCAAAAAATTATTCGCGATTTAAATGGTATTTCTGATAGAATTGAAATAAAATCGGTAGGAAATGATCTAATATTTTCTTGCGATGGCAATTTTGCTAGTTCTAGAATTTTTCGAAGTGAATCTACTGGGAATATGAATTTTATTCAAAAATCCGATGCTTCTATTATTACTCAAGGTGAATTCTCTTTAAAAAGTTTAAGTCATTTTATTAAATGTACCCCTTTGTGTAGTCATTTAGAAATGTATTTGGGTAATGATTTACCTCTAATAGTTAAATATGATGTTGCTTCATTAGGTGAAATAAAACTATGTCTTGCACCATTACCTCCTTCATAATATAAATAAAAAAATGTTATTTATATTACTACCATTTATGATTTAAATAGTTATTGATTTAAAATTATCGATTTTTACTTGACCTAATATATTTGTTTTAGTTACGTTTTTTACTCTAGTATAAATAATATTTACTTTTTTATCTGATTTTCTTTTTGAATACTGTTTACATAATACCGCACCTTGAACCGTTATATATTTTAATTCTTTCTTATTATATTCTTCATTTATTTTACATATTATATGACCGGAAGATGTATTTTCTAAATGAAACCAAATATCGTCTAATCGCGCTTTATCTAAAATATTAAAATTATCTAAAGCATTTTGTCCTACATGATATGTTATTGTTGTATCTAAATACGGTATATATTTTTCAATTACTAGCATTATATTATTATTTATATATAGTGATAAATAATAATTCAATTTTATATTTTATATTTACATAACGTCACATTGACAAGGATAACCATCAGCCGCATATCCAATACAACACGCAGAATATGCGGTTCCGCAATCTCCACAATTTTGTCCTGCCGTACCTGATCCGCCATCTTGTAAATGACAATCACAAGGATAACCATCTAGAGCAAAACCTATACAACATGTTTGATACGCAGTTCCACAACTTCCACAATCAGGCGATTTTAATTCTTGTTCACATACAGGTGCTGGATATGAATCACACTCACTTTTATGATATTGATACCCATACCAAGCATTAAAACCTTGTTCCTTATATACTTTATACGCACAATTAGTATTTTTCTGACAATCCATTAAACTACTACAACTAGTTCCGCATTCATTATATTTTGAAGTAGGATCACCAGAACACCAATAATAAGAATTTATTTCAAATAAACCATAGTCAGTAGACCCATCTGTATTTTTATTTGTGGCACCACAATTCCACGAACTTTCATATTTAGAAATACAAACCATAGTTCCAATTGTACTAGAAGGAAATCCAGCATTTCTTAAATATCTTGCTACATCACATTCACTTTGACGTCCAGATTCATACATTTTATCATTAATTATAATATTCTTTGTAGTATAATTCTCTTTTATATTTTCTGAGCATTTTAATAAATTATTTTTATTACAAATATCAGGTATGGTGAACATTTGTTGAAATTGATTTCCTTCATCAGTATTTAATTCATAACCTTTAAAATTTTTAAATTGAATTGTAAACCATGGTGAACCCATAGCACGACTTGCCCATTGTAATAATTCTACACCATTGACACAATCATCACAATCATTCGTATAAGCTTTCCATTCTTGAGATAAAATATCTTTCACATTCCATGACCAACTCCATTCATCCGCCATAATTTCTTCACCAAAATTAGTAATGTTTGTACGTTGATAAGACACTTCAACCTTTTTTGATGGATTTGAATAATGTACATTTGGAATTTGAAACTCAACTTGGTTTCCTTCTTGTTCTTCGTAACAACAATTTAAAGAATCACAACCCAATAAATATCTTTTTCCATCATAATTATTTGGAACATAAATTAATCTCTCGCAATCAGTATAATTACTCCATAAAGCACTAGGATTATCATATGTTGGTGTAGAAACAAAATTATACGCCTCTATTCCTTTACCATCACCAGGTGAACCTGGTTCAATGGTTTCTGCGGTCCACATATTAGGTAATGTAGGATGATCGGCACCCGTTTTTTCTGATAAAACTAAACTAAAACTAGCAACAATAAATGTAAAAATGAAATTCATTCTCATATGGTATTATATAAATAAATATACTTATATCTTTTTATATAATTATTTATTAAAATTCTGGTTCATGTTTTTTAAACAAACAACCTGTACTTGATAAATTTTGTATAGCAGTAATAATATTTGGATCTTGATAATTTGAAATATCAAACCATATTTTTACTATACAAAAATTTTTTTTTGGAGATATGGTAATACCGTTTATATGACTATTCGCTTCTTTTACCGTACTTAGGGTTTCATTGCATAATAAAGAAAACAACTGTCTCCACACATTAGATACAAATTTATTTAAAATTTTATAAGAAAAACAACCTCCATTCCGATTTCGTGGGTCCTCCCACATTGGCGTAATCCCTTTCCTCATCACAAATAACATACAATTTCTAATTACATTATCGGATATTGCATTATTTAAAGATGCTACATCTTCTACAGTATTAATATCATTCATTATTATTTCATAACTAGATAAATCCCAATTATTATTGTTTGGTAAATGGTAATATAAATTCCATTTATCATTCAAAATATGTTCAGAAGAAGAAGTCTTTAAAGATTCCATTCTGGGTACGCTTATAATATACAATATATTTTATTTTTATATTATTTATTATTTATTATATCATAATTATTTTTATGTAAAATTATGTAGTCTTTATTTGTTAAAGTAATCATATTTATTTCATTATCCATTATATGAATTTTATAATTTGATGAATAATTTACACTTACTGGGTTATATTCTAAATATCTTTTAATAAATGCTGCTGATAATATCTCATTATTTTCATAAAAATATTCATCGGTTAATACTATAGGTACCTTTTCCTTCAATAAAGGATCTTCATACTCTATTGATAAAAATTTTACATTACTTTTTATTGAATCATAATCAATTGAGTTTGACATATTTGTAATTGTATGATATTTATTATTCTTTTTTACAATAATTAACAAAGAAATTAAGTTATTTTTATTTATATTTTTCATAGTATTTTTATAATCTTCATGTATTATTCTTCTTTTTTTTTCATCTATTTCTTCCATTACATCATACTTTTCATCTAAAATAAATTTTAAATAATAAGAATCTAAATTAATAACATTATTTAATATACTAATATTGATCCAATTATTTTCTTTCGGTTCTAACTTATAATCAAATACTAACGCATGAGAATAATTATATATATCCTTTAATTCATCTACTGTTACTTGAAAAAATGTATTTGTTTTATACAATTCTTTATATTTTATTTCATATTCATATAATACATCCGTATACACAGTAAACAATTTAATACCTATCTGTGTTATATCAGATTTAATATGTTCTATAAATTCCCCTTGATAATAATATATAGGTATTAATACTGGAAATAAAGTAAATAATATATAAATACTATTAAAAAAATTTTCTACCATTATAATAATTATTGTATTTTGTTTAAATATGTTATCTAAAACAAATATTTTTAACAATAAATTAATATTATATATAAATAAACTTCCTTTTGAATTAAAAATATATATAAATAATTATATACCTTATCGAAAATGTCTTATGTGTAAAGTCTATAAAATACATTATAAAAAAATATATATATGTTCTAACTATTGTTTATATTTTTACTATTATAATTATATTTATAATTTGACATGTATATATTCTTGTTTTGTATACTACAATCTTTATGCAATTCTTATTATTATGTTTAATAGTTTAATATTTTCTATTCATATATTACCCTTTTTTATATATAACTTATTTTACACACTTCACATATTTATTTCTTTACAATTTTATATTCTTTTAATAAAAACATACATTGAGAATATATTTATTTATAAATTATTATATTTTGTAGATAATACTATACCTCTGTATTAATTACAATTAATGCTTTTATAATATTTTCATATTTCTCAAAATTTATATTTTCATCTATGTATATTTGTTTAATGTCGTGATCTGAAATACTTGCCATTATACTTCCTGTACACAAAGAATTATGTTGTATTTTAAAGTTGTTAGTAAATAAATTAGCAAATAATATAATTGTATTTTTATAATTTTCAGGTCGTAACAAAACAAAACCATTTGTACAAATTATATTATCTACATCATCCAAAATTATAGTAAAAGTAATCTTTCCTTTTAATTTTGATACAATTATATCGTATTTTTGTAACTGTATCTTTGCTCTACCTGGTAATTCATGTCCGTATAATAAATTACTTTTATTATACATAGGTGATGTTATTTGCTTTATATCAAGATAAATGTATTCTTTATCATTTATTATATCGAATTTACTTATTACATTATTTTTTATATAATTTGATATTGATTTTCTATTATTTTCACAATGATTCACTATAATTGATTTATATTCAGATAAATAACGACTAACATCTAAAATATTTAACTCTAAATCTTTGGTATTTACTATTTCGTATTTCTTTTTTTCATCACTATTAATAATATTTTGGATATTTTCATTATTAGCAAACGTTTTTAACTCTAAACAACATTCATCAAAATCATTATCTAAAACTGGTTTATTATTCTTTAATATATATTTTCCATTAACTGTCTTATATTTATAAGGTGTATTCTTTTTATTTAAAATATATCCTATATTGTTGACTTTTTTAATTAAAATATTATATGGAGCAGTCATTTTCGTTTTTTGAATAATTAATAAACTTGTGGATACACCAGTTCCACTTCTTGAAAATGTATTACTAGGTAATTCTAATATTGCTATAATTCGATACGATAATAAATAATCTCGCAATTGTTTTGCGTTTGTTGTATTATTTCCAAGGTACCCATTTGGTAGTATAATAAATCCTATTGAATTATCACTTAAGTTTTTCATTAATCGTTCTATAAATATAATTCCAATTTCTTCTTTCTTTTTTCCTTTACCTAATTCATAGTTATCTAATATTTTTTTATCAGTAATAACTGTAGATGAACCAAACGGTGGATTCAGAGCACCATAATCATAATAATTATTGTTTTTATCATATTCATTAATGCTATTTATACAATTTATGTTATATTCTTTATTATTAAGAGTATAATTTTCTTGACATACGTTTATAACATCTTTACTTATGTCCCATAATGTAATTTTACCATTATAATTTATAATTAAATCTCCTGTACCACATGCTGGGTCAATAATTGATTTATTGGGTAATATTATACTAGTTATAAACGCACCGATAGTCATTGGACTATAGTACTGATCTAAGTTAATTTTACTTGATTTATCACAATAAAACATAAATACTTTTTGAAATAATTCATTATTTTCTATGTATATTTCATTTAATATTTTAATCAAACTATATTTTAATGTATCACTTAAATCATCTGTTATTTTTTTATTATTAAATTTATAATTTATTAAATTAATCACTATTTTTAATCGTCGATTAAATTCGATACCTTCATTATGTAATAATTGATTTATGTCTTCTACTATTATATTATTTCTTTTTATTAATTCTTGAATCTCTTTATTCATATGATGATTTGTATTATCAAGTGTATTATTATCGGTGTATTTAATCAATTTTTTACATGGGTTTTTTCTGTTTATATGATTTTGATATTTTGATTGTTGAGAATATTCTGTCATACATCGATTACATATATATTTTGTCATTTATTATTATTAATAATATAATTTTTAATTCATTTATAAATATATTTCACAAAAATAATACAGAGTTTTATTTTATCGACGAAAACATTTTTCATAAAAAGTTGAATATTTTATGAAAAATATACAAGTAAACAAACACATTCACTATGAATAAATATACATCAGTTCTTGAGCGTACGATCGCATTAAAACGATCAATCAATACTCAATTGATTACACCAGATGAAAATGGTAAGTGGTTAATGAAATATATTACTTTATTACCTTTTGAATTAAAAAATATTATCTTTCATTATATAGATATTGATACTAGAATAGATATAATATTGAATAAACATCCTTATTTATATACAGGCGAAAAGCGTCCTATATTTGATGATGAACATTTTAATAGAAAAAATAAAATAAGTTATTATTTAAAAAGCGAAGATTATTTAACCATTTATAAAAAGGGGTTTTTAAATCAACTTTATAATTATAATACAAATCGACATAGATGGGAAAGACTAGGTGAATTTTGTAATCCTAACCTATTTGAAAAAAATATTGTTGTTACACAACATATATCTAATTTACGTAATGGATTACGTTTAAATTCTCGCCCTCTCAACGTATTTCATCCTATTCATTCTGAATTTTCGAATTTTAGAAGATCCATTCTATATAACAAGAAGAGTTTTAAATTTGCGAATGGTATAACAGGATGGAATGAATATATGGTACCTGTATTATCATTATCAATGTTTTTAAATACTAGTTATTCTAAAAATACTGATATTGATTATTATCTTCGCAAGAAAGGTTTTAACATGATTTATTTTATTCTAAAACAAATTGATAAAGGTATTCAAAGAAGAGAGGAAATAAATAAAATTCGCGATAGGCAAAGTATGGGTAATGAAGATAAATACGCACAACATTTACGTAAGATTGAATTAATTAAAAGAAAAGAGGAAGAACGACAAATGAAACAACATTTGAAAACTTTTAAAGTAAATTTTAAACCTACGTTGTTACGAATAAAACAGGTTATCAAAGAAAACGCTAAGAAAGCAAAACTACTAGAAAAAGAAAACGCTAAGAAATCAAAAGAAGATGAGAAGAAAGCAAAACTGCTAGCAAAAGAAAATGCTAAGAAAGCAAAAGAAGATGCTAAGAAAGAAAAACTGCTAGCAAAAGAAAATGCTAAGAAAGCAAAAGAAAATGCTAAGAAAGAAAAACTGCTAGCAAAAGAAAACGCTAAGAAGGCAAAACTGTTAGCAAAAGAAAATGCGAGAATAGTACTTTAAATTATATTGTAAGGTAAAAATATGAAATAATAAATTCATATTTTTTTATTTTTGATAAGGACAACTATCTTGTCCTATTGATAAATTTGCTAACATATCCGCTTTTTTATTTCCTATAGAGTGTATATCTATATTATTTGTATGCGCTACTATATGATTAAATTGTACATTTGGTTTATTTTCATATAATTCATATAGTTCTTTTACTAATTCTTTATTTGGAATATCCTTTTCCCAGTTTTTATCTTTATTTTTTTTTCCATAACTTGTTACACACTTTATTACATATTCTGAATCAGTTACTATCATTATTTTTTTTTCTATAATATCATTTTTTATTATATGGTATGTTTTAATTACTGCCATTAATTCCGCACAATTATTCGTTTGTTTACCTTCAATTTGTTCACTAACATTACGATCATCATTTTCACCAAAATAAATTCCTATTCCTGCTTTTGCGTTATCTTTACCATTATTTATACATGCGCCATCAGTATATACATAATATTCTGGTATAAATGGTATTGAAATAGTACTTGTAAATTCATCTATTTCTTCCACTAATGTACTATCGTGTAGAAATTGATCTGCTTGATCTTGTGTTTTAAATTTTTTAAAAATTGCTCCTTTATATCCACTTGTTTCTCGTTTACATTCTTCCCAGGTAGAAAAAATTCCTATACTTTTTCCTTTGGCAACCGCATAATACATAAATATATAAATAAAATATGTTTATGTATTTTACCATTTATGTTTTATAAAATATTTATAATATTCACCACAATTATGATCACCAGGACTATAACATTTAAATACTGAATAATCCCACCAACTATAAGAATAATTACACCCTCGAAGATTTTACTATTTTTGTTTTCTTTTTACGGTTCGTTTTATTTTTCGTTTTTTCACATTTTTTGTTCTTCTTTTTCTTTTTCTTCCACCGATTATTTTATCTTTGTTTGTGAAATCTTTTAGTGCTTGTATATTTTGTTCATTCCTAGTTGAGTATAGGTGAGGTATTTTTTCTTTAATTTTATTAATTAAATTTTTTTTTTTTAAATTTGTATTTATGTTACATACTTTTGCCATTGTTTTTAAAAAATTATTGGGACTAGATAATTTTTCATCCATTGCAGTATTATCTTCTATGTAATCTGTTTGTGGATAACAATAAAACGGTTCTTTTGACATATCTGGTTCAAAATCGTTTTCCTTTTTTTCTTTTGGAAGATCAGAATTAGAAAGATATTTCTCATATTCTTCATCTGAATAATTTGCAAGTTCTTTTGGTGTTGGGAATTCAATTACTTCACAAAGATATTTCATACTTATTGGGTCATGAAAAACTACTTCGTTCATAGTGGTATTTTCTGTAGACTTTTTTATTTTGTCAACAGCTTCGTTAATGTTCCAAGGATAATACGTATTTGTTTCTGTAATCATTCCGTTATTATCCTGAATATTTATATGATAATTTTTTTGGTTTAATAATTTACGAGAAAAAATTAGAACATATTTACCTGAATATAACTTTTCACTTTTAATATTATCTTTTGTAATAAGTGTTAAATATACACCAGGAAATTGATCGTCACTATTATCAATGCTAGATGTTTTTAATTCTGTCCAATCTTCTTTATTATAATCTTTTGTTTTATGTAATAAGTAAAATATATCTTCCATTATATAGTATTACTATATATTTATTTTACATATAAATATTAAAAATTTTATAAATTAATAACTATAACCTCCGGATGAACATCTAGAAGAATATATTCCTTGTCTTTTTCATTTTGCTACTGCATAATACATATATATACAAATTATGTTTATGTATTTTTACCATTTATGTTTTATAAAATGTTTATAATATTCACCGCAATTATGATCACCTGGACTATAACATTTAAATACTGAATAATCCCACCAACTATAAGAATAATTAAAGAAAAATGTTGGTTCGCTATTTCTTTCTAATCTAATATTATCTCCTACATGATAGTATAATATAGATGGAAACGCAGTTACTATATCATTACAATTTGTAATACGATAATGTTTTAAATTTGTTGTATCATTAAAACATTTTTTCCATCCAGAATTACCTACTCGTGGACTAGCAAATGATACTACTGTTACATTTTGTGTTATTTCTTGTGATAATATATATCCAAATAGCGTAGACAAAGCACCTCCTAAACTATGACCACAAACATAGACATTATAATCAGGGAAGTCTAACAATATATTTTTAACAGTGTTTATTAACTTCTCATGATTATTGTTAATAGTTAGTTGTTTATAAAATCCTCTATGTACATAAATATTTTTTTCTTTATTAATACAAGTCTTTAAAAATTTTAAATCATAATACCAATCATAAGCAGATTCACTACCGCGAAATATAATAGTTACTCGTTTATTTTCTTTACTCATAGTTACACCAACCTGTAGATCACTATCAGAATCACTGATATAATCTTTAATTACTCCATCAGTTACATTACTTGCTAAATTAGTAATTACATTTTGTTTAAAATCCGATATATCATGTTTTTCTGTATTCATTCTAGATACAAAATTTTCTAATGTATCGCCCTTAACATAATCTATTGATTTACCGTAATCATAAATTAATAATGTCAAACCTAACATATCCATTACATCTTCATATTTAATATTATTAATTAATTGTTCTTGTTCTGACATATATATTATAATTACATAAAATCTTTAAATTATTTATTAATTGTAACCTCTTTTAATACGTTTTTTAATATTTTTTCATCTTGTTTTTTCTGCGCTTCAGTATCATATTCACCTATAGTATTTACAGATAGTGTTATAAATTCATCTTCCGTAAATGCGTCATCGTGTGTTTCTTGCAATTGAGGTAACATTTGTAAATTTTTTTTTTCTATATCGCGAAGTGATTTCCTCATTTTAGTTTTGTCATTATCATCTTTTTCCCATTTATCTTCATCTTTTATATATACGGTTTCTCGTTTTATATCTGTACAATGTATCGGTCGTTCTGTTATATCCATCTTATTTAATTCTTTAATAAAAATATTACTTACACCTTCTATATATCCTTTTTTACCAGTCATTTTTAAATCTTCAATTGACAAATTTATTGAATTGATAAAGTCTTGAATATTTAAAGCTCCTTTACATTGTTCATTTAAAAAGACATTTAAATTAAACTGATTATTTGTAGTAGTATTATTATTTCCTATTTTTGGTATTATGTTATTAATAGTTTCGGTATATTGTTGTTGTTGTTCTAATACGGTTTTTCGTAATTCTTGATTTTGTTTCATTATTTTTACAAACATTGTTTTATAATTAACTTCTTCATTATTATTAACTTGATTTTTATTTTCTATATTTTTATTTTCTATATTACAGATTTTTTTATGAATAGATAATGATGACGCATGTTTATATTCTTTTCCACAATGACATTTATACGCTTTGGGGATTTTTTGGGAATTTTTGTTAGTATTTGTTTTATTTAAATGTTTTCGTGTTAAAATATGTTTACTATAATCTTTTTTGTTATTGGTTTCATAGTTACATAATTCACATATATATTTAGATGTTTTATTCGGGATTTTTTGATTAGTCATTATTGATATATAATACTAACAAAAAAATCCCTTAAATGGATTTTTTTAAATAATTTAATTTATATTGGGGATTTTTTTATTAGGATTTATACTAATAAAAAATCCCCAAAAAATCCCCAAAATTTTTTATTTTATTATTATTACTATAAATAATAATAAATTTAACTAGAGTTTTATTATTTTATTACGATAAAAAATAAATGCTAACCCTATACTAACAAAAAAATCCCCTACTAAAAATGAAGGAACAAAATGAAAAACAAAATTATCGTAACACTTTTTAGAATGATTTTTTTGTGTTTTAAAGCATGTCAGTAAGAACCACTTTTTTTTTCATGTTTTTGAAATTCTATTTTCATTTATTGAAAATTGGACATTTATTTTTGTCCAAAAATCAAAAAAATAAAAATGAATCTCAAAAATATGTTTTTTTTGATATATATAATTAAAAAATTGATATGAAAATAATAAAATAATGAATATATATATATATTATAAATGTGTGATCGTCCTATTATAATTTCTATTGAAGGTAATATTGGTTCAGGTAAATCTACATTATTGCAAAATTTACAAGAAAAATATAAAGATAAAAATTATGTATTTATTACGGAACCAGTAGATTTATGGGAATATGTTCAGGACGAAGATGGATTAACCATAATAGAAAATTTTTATAAAGACCCTAAAAAATATTCGTTTAGTTTTCAAATTATGGCATTTACAACACGTATGTCAGTATTAAAAAATGCTTTATTAAATAATCCTACCGCAGAAGTATTTATATGTGAACGTTCTATAGAAGCAGATAGACGCGTGTTTGCTAAAATGTTATATGATGACAAACTTATGAACAAAATGGAATATAAGATATATAGTGACTTAGCAAAGGAATATGTAAATGAAAATCCTTTAGATGGTATTGTATATTTTTATACAACAAGCGATAAAAGTTTGGAAAGGATTAGTAAACGTTCTAGAATAGGAGAAACTAATATTGCGTTATCTTATTTATCAAATTGTGAAAAATATCACAATGAATGGTTAAATAATGAATGCGATAAAGGACCCTTATGGCAAGGTATGATAACAGGTACTGAAAACCCAACAATATTAAATATTCTTGGAAACCATGATGTTATTTATAATATAAATGATTCAAATAATCAAGGTAATAAATGGTTAAGTTATATAGAGGACATGATTAATCATTTGAAAAAAGTACGTCAAGATAGAATTCCATAAAATTGAATAATTATCTATAAATATATATATTTATAATTAATAACACTTTAAGGATAATTAAATATGTTTTCATTTTATTCTCGATACCAAGAATTAGAAAATCAATCAGTACATAAGAAATGTATTGTAAAGATTTATAAAGGTAAAACGATTGATAATAATAAAGAAAATAAAAACACAATCAAAGAAAATGAACAAAAAATTAAATAATTATCTAGTCTTTAAAGAAAATAAAATTAATATTATATATGATTATAATATTAATTCTATTTTTTCTTGCGATACATCATGTAAATAGTGAATATGATGAATTGTTAGCAAAAACTGCTTTAAATATTTCACAATCGACATATTGTTTAAATAATTCTTCTAATTGGAACTGTGCAACTTGCTCCAATAAAAATGAATATGAAAAATTAATTAATTTAGATAATGAATTAATCGTTATTGGATATAATACATTATATAAATCAATATTTGTTAGTTTTCGCGGAAGTGTAAATACACAAAATTGGATAGCAAATATACATTTTTCTCAAATACAACCATATAATAATACAGATATAAGTGTAGAAAAGGGGTTTTATAATTTATTTACTAATTTAAAACCTTATGTAATAAATGGAATACAAGATGTTTCAAAAAAATACAATACAAAAGATTTGTTAATAACCGGTCACTCATTGGGAGGTGCTTTATCAACATTGTTAGCATTTGAATTATTATATGTAGAAAATATAGATATGAATATTAAATTAATAACTTTTGGTTGTCCGAGAATCGGAAATCATGATTTTGTATCTATATTTAATAGTTTTTCTGTATATTCTAATCGTATAACACATTATTATGATATAGTACCTCATATACCTCAACAATTTTTAAAATATGATCATATATCCAAGGAAATATGGTATAATGAAGAAAATAATGAATATAAATTGTGTGATGATAAAAATAATTCAGAAGATCCTACATGTTCTAATTCTTGTAGTCCTACACATTGTACAAGTACAGCAGATCATATGAATTATATGAATATAACTATGGGTACAATAGGAGATTGTTAAATGATAATAATAATATTATTATTTAATTATATAACTCTTTACACCCTTAAAGAATTAAAATGGGACATTTTATATAGGAAATTAATAACGATTAAATACATATTTATACTCAGCGTTTATTGTTCTTTTTATATTTCATCGTTTTCTTGACCTTTTTGGATTTTTTGACCTTTTTGGATTTTTTGACTTTTTTAGATTTTGGGTTCTTTCGTGTACTTCTTTTTTTTCCTCCGCGGCGGTAAAAATGTGTCTTTGGTTTGAATTGTTCCCTTAGGTCCTCATACATTTTTTCAATAGCCGTATCCATCTCCTTCTTTTTATATTCTTCATACTCCTTCTTGTACTTTTCAGCCTTTTCCTTTTGAGCATCCCTTATTGTCTGGCCTGGTTTTGGCTCGTCGTAATCGTAGCCTGGTTTTGGCTCTTCGTAATCGTAAAGTACCATACTATTATATAGTATAGTATAATATTTTATTATTTTTCCTAAATGTAATCAGTAGAAAGAAATCGTTAAACTCATTACATAGAATTTAGTTTATCATCATATAAGGAGGAAACATTCGTATTTTTTACTGTAAAGTTGTCCCATTTTAAATCTTCAAGGGTATAAATTATTAAATATCTAAAGAAATGATGTTTTTATCAGAACGATTTTTTTTACGTTTTGTAGATTTAGGTCCATTAGTATTATCCATATCTTTTAATGAAGTTACAGATACAACAGAATCATTATCTTGATTATTCGATTGAGAAGGTTGTTCATGAATATTTATAGTTTTTGTTTTTAATCCAGCTAAAATATTATCAATATCGCTATTTTGAGGTCCCTTCATTTCTGGACGAGAAGTAGGAATATGACTATTATCATTTATATTTTGATAAGAGTTATTAATATCAGTTCCTTTTTCTTTAAACATAGTTCCACGACTTGCGTTAAGATCAGGACGATTACTAGACATGCTACCGGGTCTTTGTGGAGGTGCTTGTCTTGTTGTATCAACTGGTGCTGGTGGTGGAGGTCCACGAGGTTTTTCTGCTTGTTCACGCATTAGATTATTTGCCATATTAAATCCGGGTGATTGTTGACTCATTGAATCTACAGTTGCATTAGTAAACATCTTCATTAATTCCGGACTTTGTTTAATAACATCATTAAAAGCAGGTGTTGCTGACGATAATGCTTTATTTGAAAAATTTAATACAGCTGCGCTAAATCCTACACGTAATAATAATGAAATTTCAGGTGCTAATTTACCACCCTTATATTTATCGTGCAATTCTGAAAATATTTCTTCATAACTATCCATATCTTCGCTAACTTGTTCACCCCATCCATCTAAGTTAAGATCGAACGGATTAAACGCCGAATTAGCATATTCTAACGAATTGATAAATGTCATAAACCACCAACCTTGTAATTTAATTGAGTCCTTTTTCCTTTTATCTTCTAAAACAGTTTCATATTCATCTTCAATGTCTTCATATGGAGATTCTAAATCAAAACGAGAAGCATTTTTAGTAAGTCCTTTATCGCTCCATTCTTCTAATTTTTTAATCATAGTTCTTTTTTTACGTCTTTTTTCACGTTGTGATAAAGTAGTGTTTTTAGATATGTAATCATTTACAGGCATTTCATTTAATTTAGAAAAACCATCCCATGTTTGAGTATTGCCAGCACTTTCTCGAGTAGCGTTTCCTAAATTTGAATCATTTTGTATATCATTATTATCTTCTTTAATAGTAAAAACATTACTGGAAATATTTGAGGTATTTGGCAAACTATCAGATAAATTATTCATATCTTTTTCTAAATCATCTAAATCATCTAAACTAACAGTTGTACCTTCATTATTTGATATTTTTTTATCATTCATTAATAATTCAATACCTGGTCCAAAATTAACAGTGGGTTTTTCAGAAACAGGAATAGTTTCTGTATCTAAATTTATATTAAAAACTTCTTCCATTATGATATTTATACAATATTTATTTTTAAATCATCCGCATAATATATTATATTTTCTTTCTTTAAATACCAAATTCCTTGTAAAAATGCGTCAGATAAATCATCTTTTTTCTTAATGTCTAAAGCGTTTTCCCATTTACCGCAAAATATATTATTTTTAATAATTAATTTACAGTAATAAATACCATCTTTTTTATTTTCTTTATATGTATTTTTTTCAATTATTTCATTCTTTATATTTAATTCATTGAACTGTTTCAATTTATTAGACGAAGATACAAAATCTATATGTACAATGTCATTGATCATAATAAAATATTGTGCCAACATACCTTGTATAGTTTTCATTCTGTTAGCAATAGGTGATATTTGATTTTCTATTATAACATAATGAATATTGTTTATGTTTGGGATTTCATTCATTTTTATTTTAATTTGTTTACCAATATTAATTAAATCTACATTATTAGCATTAGGTCCTTTTTTTTGATTTAGGTTCTCATAACATTTTTTTTCATATAATGTGTGTATCTTTTCGACTAACTCATCCTTCTTTAATTTTTTATTATCATTCTCTGAAAATAAGAATTGAGAACAATAAATTTTTGTTAAAGAATCTACCTTTTGTTTTTTTAAAAATGATAATGTATGATTTTTGGTAGGAATTATATGTTCTTTATTTGACTTAGCATGAGTTTCACAAAAATAATTAGTATCTTTCTTATATTTTGCTTTCTTATTACAAATTTTATCTATAGGGTTTTTTTTAGATTTTGAAATAATTTTGGCGTTACATTTATAATCAACATGATTGGTTTCTATTAAATTAATAATATTCCAATCTAAAATTTGTATACTCTTATTTTGTATAGAAAAAATGCAATATGCCATATTTTTAATTCCTACATCAAAACTTATGTAATTAGTTTCCATATGAATTGTAATTATAATTAATTTTATATATTTTGAATATCAAAATATATAATTATGGTTTTTTTATTGTAATTTCAGGAATTATTTTTTTAATATTATTATTTTGTGAAGAAAAGTAATTATATTTTAAATCACTATTATTGGGTATTACATAAGGATTAAAAGAAACAAGGTTAGATTGAATAGAAGGTTTTTCATTAGGTCTATCAAAATATCCAATACTATTAGCTGTATCGTAATAATTATATTCTTGTACAGTATTTGCATTGTTTGTTAAATATTTTCTATATGCCGAATTAGTTTTTATTTTTTCAGTTTGTAATATTTCATTATTTTTAATTGATTGTGGCGGATAACCTGGATTATCTATAGGTTGAATATTATGTATTACTAAACCTTTATTTTCTGATACAATTTTACTTTTATTTTCGGGTTCTGTATTTAAATTAAATAAATTAAGTATTTTAGAAAACATTAATTATATATTATATAATGAAATTATATTTATGCTTTATTTTTTAAAAGTGTAATAATATCTGCTTTTTTCATTTTACTAATGTCTTCTGAAATATTTCGCGCTTCAACTAAATCTTTTAATTGTTGAACGTTCATTTTACGATAATTATAATAATGATTATTTGTACTATTTTCATCTAAACTTTGTTCATCAGAATTAATTTTTTCAACAATTAATGGTTCAATATCATCGTTTAATTCAACCGTTGTTACTTCAGATTCATCAATTGGATTATTATCATCATTTTCATCTGATGTTACATTAGTGTCTATAGTTTGGTCAACAGGTAATAATATTTGTTTAGTTTGACTGTCATCAATACTGTCATCAATGCTATCATCCATATCACTTTCTTCATCGCCGCTTTCTTCATCGCCGCTTTCTTCATCGCCGCTTTCTTCATCGCCGCTTTCTTCATCGCCGCTTTCTTCGTCACCACTTTCTTCGTCACCACTTTCTTCGTCACCACTTTCTTCATCGTCAGATACATTCACTTTATCAAAATGAATTTGAATGGGTTCATCGTTAACATTCTGATTACTGTTTTGATTCGTAACGTATGTCAAGGTTTGTCTTACATTCGTTAATTCCTGTGCCATATTATTAATAATGTCAAACATTGTGTCGTTTTTTTCTTCAACAGTAATTAATCTCTGTTTAAAATGGTAGATTAAAAATATTGTCAATGTCAGAGTAATAGCTAAACTACATAATAAGGTCGTTTCAAAAAAATTAAAGGCTATCATTATATTATTAAACTATTATATTAAATACATGTGAACGAATATCTAAATACTTTTATTAAATATATTACTTTCTATTAAAAATATTATAATATATTATAATGGAAAATATTGTATCTGGAAGTACATCCGATAATAAAAACTTTATAATATCTACTTTAGTATTTTTATTAATATTATCATTTTTAGGAATAAATATTTTACAAATTGTAGGTAATTTAATGGAAACTTTAATTAAAATTTTTGGACCTTTAATAACACAAATATTATCTATTTTTGGATATACAGCAGGAACAGTTATAGATAAAACTGCTGATATTGCTACAGATGTTGCAACTGCTGGTATAGAAATAGCCGGAGATTCCGTTCAAACAGTCGGGACACTATTAAAAGATGTAAGTAGAAAAAATGTAGATTTAGACGCACGTTTAGAATTAGATAACTCATTAAATAGACAAGAAAATTCTAGTTATCCTAATGATGATTATAGTGAAAACCCTATTCAAAAACCTATTACTTCTAATAAAACAAATTGGTGTTTGGTAGGAGAATATCAAGGTAAGCGTGGATGTATAGAAGTAAATAATTCTGAACAATGTTTATCTAATCAAGTATATCCTAGTCAAAAACTTTGTCTTAATCCAACTTTAACAAGTAATATGTAAATTCGTAGTGATACATAATATATTTTATATATTTATAGTAAATATATAAAATGACTACAATGATAAAAAATGTTGATATATTGGATCCACCGCTAGGAATAGTAACTTTAGATAATAAAAAAAAACCTGTAAAAGATCGAAAAATAATTGATAATGAATATATGATATATAAACGAGAAAGTATAAACATAAATAATTTTAAAGAATTTCTTTTAAATCATCAAGAAAATATTTGGGACGAAGAATATCACCAAAAAAATAATATAAAAATGAATAGACCATTTCATGATAACTGGAATATTAAAAAAATAATGTTTATTTGGTCCGACGATTTTTTACAAAAGGTTTTTGAATTTCCGTTATATCATAATCCAGTATGGAATAATTATATTAGCGAAATATTTAAAAAATGTGGAATACGTAAAGAACAGGTAGTACGGGCTTTATTAGCAAATATGACACCAAATACATATATACCTTTACATCATGATACCGGTCATTGGGTTCGATATGTGCATAGAATCCATGTTGCTATAAGTACTAATGTAGATAAGGTTGATTTTTTTGTTTTACATAAAGAAGAAAATGGTACAGAGAATATGAGAAAAATAAATTTTAGTGAAGGTGAAATAATAGAATTGAATAATCAAGCATATCATGAAGTGGTTAATAATTGGGACCAAGATAGAATACATTTTATTTTCGATTATGTTGAGAATGATTATGAAACAATGTATAATAATATAAGACGATATGAATTATCTATTGGTGATGATATATATCAAACAAGAAGAAATGCGTATATAAAAGACGAAGAAGAAACCTCTAAAATACCGGCGTTTATAATTATTGGAGCACAAAAATCAGGAACAACAAGTATGTATGAATATATATGTCAACATAAAAAAGTAATGCCTGGCATAACTCGAGAATTGCATTATTTTGATTGGTTTTATGAATATAACACTCATCTATCAGATACTGAACATTTAAATAAATATTATCAATATTACGATAGCGGTAACGAATATGTGAATTATGATATATTTGTGACAGGCGAAAGTACCCCAAATTATATGTTACGTCCTGATATTGTAATACCAAGAATGTTACGTATTATTCCTCATTTAAGAAAATTTATAGTTATGTTAAGAAATCCAACATATAGAGCGTTTAGTCAATATAGAATGTACAATAATTTTGCGCCAAGTGTAAATAGTAATAATAATGTTTATAAAAATCAAAATTTTTATGATATTGTTGTAAATGAAATAAATATGTTACAATCAAAAGGTATTCACGTAAATATGGATAAAAAAGATTTTTATAAAATATTGAGTATATTACCTAGTGGGCATGGATGTCATTCTATAGTATTACGTGGTTTATATGCTCTTCAGTTAATACCGTGGTTTGAAGAATTTGGATTTGATAATATTAAGATAGTAAGTATATCACAATTAAATAATGAAAATATACATAATACAATGAGTGAAGTATTTCAATTTATCGGGTTACCAAATGAAACAATAAAAGATGTAGATCCTAAAAACATGGGTATAAATACAACAATGGATGAAAATGTAAAAAAAGTCCTTGATGATTTTTATCATCCGTTCAATGAACAATTATTTAAGTTACTAGGTTATAGAATAGATAATTGGTAATTACGTTTAAAATGATAATATATTTTATATAAAAAATATATTATGAATTATTATTTATCAAGTTTATATTATATATATGCTTTAGAACTATCCAATAATAAATGGTTTATTTATACAACCAAAAATGAAAATTCAAATGAAGTTTATTTAAATAGTAAATTAAGATATGAATATATATCTAATAATTTACCTATTATTTCTCATCAACAAGTACAAATAACAGATGTGTTAGATGTAAATTATTTTGTAAAAAAGTATATGCGTTTATATGGTATTGATAATGTACGCGGTGGGTCTTATTCTGATAATATATTATCGGTAAATGTAAAAACTTTTTTACAAAATGAAATCAAAGATGAATTTAATAATTATGATCAAATAATAGATGATACAATAGATGAATTTAATAACATATCAAAATGGTCATTAGATAGAAAAATAAATACAAAATTAGAATTAGAAAATCTACAAAACTTGTATAAAATAGAAACAGAACGCTTTTCCGATTTAATGAAACCGTTTTTAAAAACAGAACAAATAATAAATAGACAATTAATAGATGAATATAAATGGTTTAAAGATGTAATAGAAATGTTGATTAATGAATATATTAGTAGTAATGAAAACAATCAAAATATACAGGATGAAATAAATGAATATTATGTATCTGAACAATTGAAAAATAAGTATACATTTATTAAAACAATTATTTTGGGAATGAATATAAAATTTTATGAAATAAATAATGAAGATCAATATTTATATTGTACATACAATAAAATAGAAGATATGTTTAAACATTATGACGCATTATTTTTAATAAATAAAAACGAAATAGATTTAGATTATATATTTAAAGATAATTATTATGTTATGCAACAAATAGAATATATATTGTATTCATTAATAACTTTGATGGATGAATATGAATTTGATGTAAAAAGTTACCCTGAAAATTTTTCAATAATTACAAATTGGAAATTAAATAAAATAGAATCTAGTTTATAAATATATAGGTAATATATAATTTAATTCAGTAGTATTAATAGCGTTATTTCCAAAATACAATTTTATAAATAATTTTGTTCTATCATCATTTAATGATGTAATAATTTTATTATATAATTCGATTAATTCATTATCATTAATCGTATTAGTATATTTAATACATACCAAATGATTTTCTATTAAATAATTATAATTACCATTAATTAAACAAAAATGAAAGTTGTAATTACCGGTACCGTATCCACGATTGATAACCAACAATGGTTTATTTATTCCTGGTTTATCAATAAAGTTTAATTTTTCTTTATTTTTATATTTTTTAAAAATTAATTGATTATCAACTATGTCAGAACTATATATTAATCTTGTTTTTGTAGAATCATTAGTTAAAATTGATTTGCATTGATTCCATACAATATTACCAACCGATACTTTAAAATTTAATTTATATAGTGATTTAGAGTTATGATATAACGTTTTCAGTTGTTTAATATTATCAGGTATGCCAAAAATAGTATATTCATGTACATTTAAAACATAATTTTCGTTAGTATCAGGAATTTTATTTTGAATGATTAAATTAATAGTACTTTGTTGTGTATCAATATATTTACAATCACATTCTATAATTTCAAGAATAGTAAAATGTGTATTTATATAACTACGCGTTTGATCGTAATATATACAGTTTAAAAAATTTTTTGGTAATATAAAACTTAAAATACCATTATCATTTAACATAGACAATGATTTAATAATAAAAATAATAAAAAGATTTGGGCGACCATCAAAAAATTCATAGTATTTTTTATCTACATCTTGTATTTTTAATACACGAAATGGAGGATTTCCTATAATTAAATCATATTTATTTGATTCATCATATAAAAGAAAATCTTTATTTATAATCTTAATTTTATCATTCATTATGTCTTGTAAAGTATTAAATATATTGTAATTATATTCAATACCAGTAATATTTAAATGAGGGCATTGTTTATGTATAGCAGTAATATATTCGCAAGATCCACAAGAGGGTTCTAATACGTTAGTAAAAGAATGTAAATACGGTTCAATATATTTTAAAGTATTGAATATTGTTTTTGGTGGAGTAAAATATATTCCTTGATTTTTTTTTGTAGTTTTATCAATGGTTTTTGTTAAGTAAAGAGATAAATCACTATACATATAATTTGATTAATATAAAATTCAAATTATATTTAAATCAATTACTAATATAATAAAGATTAAATAGCGGTAATAGTATGAGTATTATTATCAGTAGAATCGATAGTATAATCAATAACATTCGTTTTATTAAATGTACTTTTAGTATTATTAATATAGGTAGTACTATTTATAAAAGTATTTAAAATATTTTCTGTTTTTTCCATACTATTGTCCGAATTAATACTAACAGAACTATTAAATGAAATCTTAAATTCATAACTAAAACCGCGAGCAGTAGGTAATGTAATATTATCAAATGTTATTAAACCGTGAAAAAAATCAAAATTATAATTAAATGGGAAGGTGGAATCAATAGATGAAACAGTATATGAACAAGAATTAATAGTTGGTACTGATTGTTTCGTTTGAATTATGTCATTATTAAAATAAATATTTAAAGTAATATTATTAATAGTATAAGTATATCTAGCGTTTAATATGTCTGAATTCAAATTATTACCAAAGAATGTAGTTAATACCGGCGTGCTAAATGTATATGTATATGAAGGCATTTTAATACCTTCATAAATAGTTAAAACACCTATTAAATTATTACTTATAATAATATTTTCATAAATATATAATATCCATTCTCTAATTTCTGAATTAATATTAATTCCATTATCACTAGTATATCGATTAATAATATTTGTATTATAACCTGTTAATGGAACGTTAGGATCTTCGTATAATAATATAGAACCAGGTACATCAGTTTTGGAAGAAGACGTATATTGAATTGTATTACTTGTACAAGGTAATTTTTGTCTATTATAATTACCTCTTGCCAATAATGCAAAACGTTGTCTTCTAGTAGTTTGATTATTCATAGACCCATTTTTCTTGTATTTTAATATTTCAACTTTTCTTCTCATATTTAATTGTTCTGTAGTAAAATTTGGATCTGGACATGTTATTTCTTCACGATTTATAGGAATATGATTTTCTCTAAATAATTTTTTTTGATTGCAGAAATTAAAATTCATAATTATATTTATATATATTAAATATAATTAAAGTTTGGATGTATACCACAGTTGAGATAAGTAACTAAAATTAGTAGGTTCTTTAGTTGTATTATAATATGTCATATCAGGACCTTTGCTTACAATAGAATTTATTTCAAAAATATTTAAAGCGCGATTATAATATTTAAGATTAGATAATTTACCAGAAAACCCTCTATTTTGATTGACATTTACGTTATTATAATTTTGATTAGGGACATCTTTCATAATTAATCTTCCAGAAATAACACCATTAACGTATGAATCGAGTATAGTATTTTTCATACGAATTACAACATTTACCCATTTTTTAATAGGGACATCTTTAATATCAATAAAATTAGATTTATCATAACTGTCATTTGAGTCCATTATAATATGTAAAGTGGCGGTATTAATATTATTATTTTTATCACTTTTTAAATATAATCCAGGTGCGTTATTTACATTGGCAATACCATACATATTTATATTGCTATCACCTTTGTTAAATATGTGTTGATATATAGTTTCTTCATTGCTTAATTCGTTAATATATAACCATACACTCCATGTAAATTCTAAACCAGAACTTTCATTGTTTGAACGTAAAATTAATTTAGATTCTACATTAGTAGGATCTTGTGATACACTTAAACTAACATTACCGTCAATCATTCCGGGTACTATAGTTGGTTCATTGCTAGGTGAGGTAAAATATTGTATTAACATAATTCCTAAATTTAATAAAAATAAAAATACTAAAACGATTAATATTAAAAATGCGAATTTAGCAATTAATGTATTTGAATATAAGAATTCTTCAGGAGCATCAACATTTGTATTTATATTATTTGAAAATTGATTTACCCCAGAAGATACAGTATTCGATATAGAATTTACAGTGGATTTAATACTATTAGTAGCATTATTTAAATAAGTTGCTGTAGTATTAATAGCGGTATCTGTAGGATTTTGATTTATAGGGGGAACAGTATTCATTAATCGTTATATATTAATACTATAAAACGATTTCATAGAAATAAATTAATTAAATAAAATTATAATAATTGAAATTTAGTATGTTCTATATTATCTTTTAAAACGTGTAAGTTAACACTATAAGATCCAACTGCGTTTGATACTGCTGATTGACCATTGCCTGCCATGTATGTTTTCCATGCGGTTTCTGGATCGATCGGTTGGTTCCAATGATAAAATTGTGTAACATAAGCGTCAAATGTATCATCACTGTCTCCTAATCTTATTTTAGCATTTTCTACTGGTGTAGCAGGCATAGAATTTTCTTCATGTGCGCGTACAGACTTAACTAATTTACCATCTAAGTAAAAATCAAAATAATCATTATCAGCGCTAACGATAATATGAGACCATTTTTGAAGTGGAAATCCATCAGTAATAATGGCAGTTTCAGCGTCGGTTTGTGTCATATTAATATCACATTTTAATACAGGAGATAATTTATCAAAATATACTTTCATATTACCATCTCTGCTAAATATTGTTTTATTTCTATTAGGATCCCATGAGTTAATATATATCCATATACCGTATGCGTATCTAGTAGATGTAGGGTTACTCGTTATACTAATCAAATCTTGAACTTCATTTAAACTAGCATTAGTAATTAAGACAGTTGATGTTAAAGTAAAATAATAATATAAAATGTAAAGTAAAAGTATTAATAGAATTATCAAAAATAATGTTAAATTATTCATTATATATTAAATACCTATAAATAAATATTTAATAAATATTTTATATTGGAGGATTTTTAACAATAAACAAATTATAAAGATTTGCGATAAAAGTAGGGTCTAAAGTATTTTTATAATAGGTAACATTAGAAACCGCACCACTTAAATTTTGATCATTACCTAAAGTAATTGCGTCTGTACTAGAATACGAAGGATAATTATCTTTAAATGTAAAAGTTCTCTCTAAAACACCATTTATAAATAAATCTACATGGGATGAAAAATAATTAAATACTACGTGATTCCATTTTTGAGAAGGAAGAGTTATTTCATAATTTGATTTATCAGCATTAGTAAAGTAAAATATAAATTTATCTTTTTTAAATTCATCACTATTATCATATATATAAGTTATTTTAGGTTTTCCATTACCATAATCAAATATGGAATTTTCAGTAACATAAGACTCTGAATTGATAGAATGTTTATTTAAATTAAACCATAATGAAATCGCATAATTTCTACGATAATTATTGCCGGTATTATCATAATCATTCATTAATACTGAGTTTTCATGCATTGGAATAATAACAGGTTCATTTAATAAGGTTGTATTATTGTATATTGATATACTATTTTTGGATAAATATTTATCCATTAACCAAGGCATAGTAATATATATTAAAATTAATATTAATTCAATTACAAATACTATTAGTACTGGTTTTGTTGTAATTCTAAATTCTGATATAATATAGTCTATAATATTTGACAATAAGCATGGAACATAAAAAATAAAATTAATAATTTTACCGGTAATACCATCAAATGATTTTAAATAATTACCTAATAAATAGAATAATAGTAATAATCCTATTAAAATAATGAATGATAATAAAATAGTGGTACCCCAAATAAAATAATTTAATATGTTATTATAATAAAATATATACCAAATAATAGTGACTAAAGTTATTAAATATAATACTATAGGTAATTTATCATTAAAAGTTGAATTTAAATATATTGAAGAAAAAGTATCAGAATATAAGAAATAGACAATTAATGGACTTGCTAAAATGAATAAATCATATAAAGAATTTGAAAAAAATAAAGATTTATGATTTGAAATATAATAAAGTCCAATACCAATTGATAAAATAATAGTGTAAAAAATAATTAATTCATTCATTTATATAAATTATAAAGATTATATAAATTAATATATTATAAATTTTCCATAGTTGTTTTTTTACCATGACAATCTCTACATAATGCTACTAAATTATCAATATGGTTACTTCCTCCGTGTTCTAATCTTATTACATGATCAACTTCAAACCATGCGTTTAATTTTGATTTACAATCGTCACACTTCCAATCTTGTCTAGATGCTACAAATTTTTTTTTAGTTTCACTTACAGAGCGTTTTGTACCTTTTTTACCTGAATTAATAATACGATTTTCATAAGTACTTACCGGTAAAATGGTATTATCTTCGAAATTTTGGTTATTATATATATTTTGTTTTGACGTAAAGTCAAGAATAGGAGATATTACATTTGTAGTATCTTTATCCAAAGGTAAATATTTTAAATAATCGTTTGATACTGTCATAATTTCTTTTGCGCGCAGAGGGTTTTTTTTAAATAATATGTAAATCATTAATGTACCAAAAGTTACTCCTGCTATTTGTATATATTTTTTGTTTAATGTTAGTAACTTCATATACTTACCATCAGTATAAATATTTGCAATAATAAATCCGGCAACTAAAAATAATAAAATTTCAAATCTCATGTTAAATTATTATTAGATATTTTTAATCTTTATATGATAAAAAGATCAAACTCATTATAATTAAAATAAATGAAAATATAATATAATGTTTTTTAATATGAAATTTTTCAGCTAAATAAATCTTAGGTTGTTTGTATTTATCTCTATATTTTTGTAAAGCTTCTTCTAAACGAATATATGGTTTGTCTAATAAAATATTAACTTTATTATGTATAAAATGAACCCATCTAGTAAAAGATTCACGTTTATCTAAATAAGGTGAAACTGGATATTTATCTATTAATTTACTAAAATTATTTCCAATATCTTCATTTGGTATAAATAATGGAAAATTTTGTATTAGATCATAATATTTTTTCTTAGTTACACTGTTTGCGCTTAATGGGTAGGATTCAGAAATAGTATGTAAAAAAAACCAATAATGAGGTCCCCAAATTTCAGGATCAAAATTCATTCTATATAATTATATAAAGATACCATAATATAATTATATAGAATAATCGAATTAATGAGTGATCAATATTGTAATAATTGCGGTAAACAGGGTCATTTATATAATCAATGTAAAACGCCTATAACAAGTAATGGAGTAATATCATATAGAATAAATAATAATATTATTGAATATTTAATGATACGAAGAAGACATACATTAGGTTATATAGATTTTATGCGTGGTAAATATTCAATTAATGATAAATTTTATATAGTAAATATGATTAATCAAATGACATTAGAGGAAAAACATAAATTATTAACGTTATCATTTGAAGAATTGTGGGCTGATATTTGGGGACTAGAAACAGTATCAACACAATATAAAACTGAAGAAAATTCATCAAAAGAAAAACTTTTAAATTTAAAAACAGGTATAAATAATAGTAAACAAGTTTATACGTTACATGATTTAGTACAATTAAGTAATAAAGATTATATGTGGGGCGAAGCAGAATGGGGGTTTCCTAAAGGTCGTCGTAATTTTAAGGAAAGGGATTATGATTGTGCGATTAGAGAATATTGTGAAGAAACTGGTTACAAGAAAGATCATTTAAATATTTTACAAAATATTAGTCCTTTTGAAGAGATTTTTTCCGGTTCAAATTATAAATCTTATAAACACAAATATTTTATAGGATATATTCCTTATAATAAAACAAGTAATATAGATAAATATGAAAAAACCGAAGTAAGTCAAATGGGATGGTTTAACATCAATGATTGTTTATTAAAAATACGCGATTATAATGAAGAGAAAAAAAAGATTTTGTGTAAAATTAATGTTTTATTAGAAAATTTTCAAATTTTAAAGGTTTAATTATATAATACACCGTACTTATTACATTTACGTAATAAATATCTATCTTGTTTACAGCAAGGAGTTACATTTTTATCAAACGCTATTTCATTATATTCTTTAAAACAATTTAAATCTATTATTTTTTTACATTTAAGACATTTAAATCCATCGTTATAAATATATTGTTTGCACATATAACAAAAATTTTGTTTTGAGATTAAATTACCCATTATAATATATTTATATTAAGTATATATATATATATTATTCATGAACGACAAACCTAATAATTCTATTATAGATTCTATTTCAAAAATAGAACCCTTAAACATTGAGAATGCGCAACCTGTTAATATTAATAGTTTATTTAATTTTACTAATTCTGGTGAAGATTGTGGTCCTGGAAAACCCAGATGTAAAAAAAAAGACAATGTTAAACAACGTTGTGATACAAAAAATGCTTTAAATCCAAATGGTACTAATAAATGTTATAAAATAGTAAAAATGCCAGTAGTAACTAGTACAGCAAATACAGAATTAGAAATTATACCAACACGTAAAAAAGTATATAATATTAATTTGTTGAGAGAAAATATACCTCGAATTTTAGAATTAAAAAAAAAGAAAAGGGATGAATTAATAGAAATAAAGGATAATTTAAAAACAATATTAGGTATTAAAAATAAAGAAAAAGATAAATATTATTTTGGTGATTTAAAAGATGAATTTATTATTCAAATTATATATTTAGAAAATTTACAAAAACAACAAGAAGAAGATAGTGATTCTGAAGAAGAAGATAGCGTATCTGAAGAAGAAGATAGTGAATCTAAAGAAGAAGAAGAAAGCGACACCGAAGAAGAAAATGTTGTGGAAGAAGTTGAAGAAAATGTTCATTCTGATAAAAATATTGAGATTATTAATAATGATTTAACAGATAATGTATTATTACCTAACTTAACTACTACAAATACGATAGAAGAAAACTTATTAATGCCGCCTATAAATCCAACTGAATATAATGAATATATTTTCAATAAAGAAAAATTAGAATATAATAATGTAATTGAAGATAATTATGATTATTTGTACCCAACATTAAATGATGAAAATTTTAATATAAAAATTTCAAAAAAGAAAGAGTTTAATGATACAAGATATAATGGAAAAATTGATAATATAAAAGAAAGAGCAGAAAAAATGTGTAATTTAGATTTTGAATTATTATCTCATCAATTATTCGTAAAAAATTTTTTATCTTTTCAAACGCCTTATAATTGTATGTTATTATATCACGGTTTAGGTACGGGAAAAACATGTAGTGCTATAGGTGTTGCTGAAGAAATGAGAAATTATATGAAACAAATAAATTTACAACAAAAAATAATGATAATAGCATCACCAAATGTAAGAAATAATTTTAAATTACAATTGTTCGATGAACGAAAATTAAAATTGGAAAATGGTTTGTGGTCATTAAATACATGCATCGGAAATTCATTAATTAATGAAATAAATCCTACAGATTTACAAGGTATTCCTCGTGAAAAGGTAGTTCAACAAATTAATACACTAATAAAACAATATTACGTATTTAAAGGTTATGGAGAATTTGCAAATTATATTAAACGTAAAACAATGTTACCAAGTGAAAGTAAATTAAATAATACAGAAAAAAAAGAGTATGAATTACAAAAGATCCAATCCATTTTTAACAATAGATTAATTATAATAGACGAGGTACACAATATACGTCCTTTACAAGATAATAAAGAAACCAAAAGGTTATCTAAATTATTACCTAAAATATGCAAACATGCTAATAATTTAAGATTATTATTATTATCAGCAACACCATTGTATAACAGTTATAAAGAAATCATTTGGTTAACTAATTTGATGAATATGGTAGACAAACGTAGTACAATAACAGAAAACATGGTTTTTGATAAAGATGGGAATTTTTTACCAGAACGTACAGAAAATAATATTAAAAAAGAAGGTGGTAAAGAATTATTAAAACGTAAATTAATTGGATATATATCATACGTTCGTGGTGAAAATCCCTATTCATTTCCTTATCCAGTATATCCAAAAGATATATCAAAGACAAATTTATTAGATTATAATAATTATTATAAAAAACAAATGAATAATAAAATTATTGAAAGTCCATTAAAATACATTCCAATTTATGTAAATAAAATGTTAACATATCAAAAATCTTGTTACAATTATATAATTAATAATTTAATGAATAAAGCACAAGATGTAATCGTTGATGTAAAGGGTAAAAAAAGAAAAATTCCTACATTTGAAAATATGGAATCTTTTGGATATTATTTTTTAAGTGAACCATTACAATCATTAAATATGGTTTATCCGAACAGAGATTTTGATATATTGTCTGAAAATGATATAACCAATGCGGATAATAATGAATTAATATCTAAAATGGTTGGACAGCAAGGTTTAGAAAATTGTTTAACTTATAAAACTGAAATGATAAAAGGAGATAAAGCAAGTTTTGAAACTAAATATAATTATGAATACAAAAAAGAAACATTGGATACTTACGGAGAAATATTTAAATTAGATAAATTAAAAAATTATAGTAGTAAAATACACACTATTTGTAACAAAGTATTAAAATCGGAGGGTATTGTTATGATATATTCACAATATATCGACGGTGGAGTAGTACCAATTGCGTTAGCATTAGAAGAATTAGGTTTTACTAGATATAGTAGTGCGTCTCATAGTAAATCACTATTTAAAAAACGCAGTCCACCTATACCGCAAATAGACGCTATAACAATGAAAGTAAAGGGTGAAAAAAATGATAATTTTCAACCTGCCAAATATGTTATGATAACTGGTGATAAATCATTTTCACCAGATAACTTAGAGGATATAAAATATGTAACCTCAAATGATAATATTTATGGTGAAAAAGTGAAAGTAATATTAATAACTAAAGCGGCTAGTGAGGGTCTAGATTTTAAAAATATTAGACAAATCCATTTATTAGAACCTTGGTATAATATGAATCGCGCTGAACAAACAAAAGGACGAGCATTGCGTAACTTAAGTCATTGTAATTTACCTTTTGAAAAACGAAACGTAGAAATATATTATCATACAAGCGATACAGAAACTGATGAAGAATCTGCTGACATGTATATATATCGTTACGCTGAAAGTAAGGGTATACAAATAGGAAAAGTAACTAGACTATTAAAAGAAATTGCGGTAGATTGTATTTTAAATATAGAACAAACAAATTTCACTGTTGATAAATTATTAACTGAAATATCAAATCAAAATATAAAAATAAAAACTTCAAGTGGAATGGAAATAGATTACCAGATTGGGGATAAACCTTTTACGCATGTATGCGATTATATGGATAATTGTAGTTTTACCTGTAATCCATACTTAGATATAAAAAACGATGAAATAATTAAAAATACTTATAATGAAGAATACGCCAAAATGAATTATTCTGAAATAGTAAAAAGAGTTAGAGCATTGTTTAAAGATTATGTATTCTTTACTAGAGACGATTTAATTAATTTAATTCAAATAAATCGTAAATACCCAATTGAACATATAGATTTTGTCTTATCGCGTTTTGTAGATAATAAGAATCATTATTTAATAGATAAATATAATAGAAAAGGTTACATGATAAATAAAGGTGAATATTATACATTTCAACCAAACGAAATTAATGATGAAACAATCAGTATATTCGAACGTAGTAAACCAGTAAATTACAATCATACTCATTTAAATATTGAATATAAAACAGATGAAAAACCCCAAAAATCAGCAATAGATACAGTAAATGAAAATGAAAATATTAATACTACATACAATGATATTTTAAAGAAATTATCTGATGAAATTAATAATTATAATATTGAAAAAGATAACGCGGAACAGGTATTACTATTAGAAAATGAATTAAAACAATTAACCGTAAACAAAAATATTGCTTTGAAAAAGAAGGAAATAGTAGATTATAATTTATCAACTGGCGAATCCAATTGGTACAAACATTTAGGACGTATATATAATAATCTTATTAATGAACATTTATTAAAAGAAGATCAAGTATTTAAATATATGATATATCATTTTATGGATACTTTAACTTTAGAAGATAAATTAACCCTATTGTATAACATTTTTAAAACAGAAGAAGTAAATAAAGAAGAAACTATAATAAAAGAATACTTTAATGAAAAGATTACAGAGAATTCAATTCAACAAAACGCAATAGTTTTAGGATCAAATAATGATATTAATATTTATATTCAAGATTTAAATAGTAAAGAATGGAATAACGCCGAAAGAACAGATAAAGACGAATTACTTAATAAGTTTAAAGATATTTTTATTGTAAAAAAAGAAAATATGAATGAATCTGTAGGATTTATGTATTATATCAAAAATAAAGGCGTAACTTTTAAATATAAAAAAATGAATGTTAAAGGTACAGGATCAGTTTGTACAAACTCGGGTAAAATTGAATTAAGAGAACGTATCAATCGCATTTTAATAGACAATGAGAACACGAAGAAAGTAAATTATTCGAAGAATGATATTGAAAATATATTATTAAATGGATTATGCGTATTAATTGAAGTATTACATAGACATTATAATAAAGAAAATTCGGTGTGTTTTTTTAATTTAGAAAAAGCAATCATAAATGAGATAGCTTTGATAAAAATATAAAATTGAATTAAATTATATTAAAAGATAAATATAATTTATAGTATATAATATAATATGGCAAGTAAAAAGGATAATAAAATATACGGTGTTTATACCTCCTCAGTATTAACTGCTAATGTTCAATTGCATATAACAGAAGTAGGAGAAAATTTACAACGTAGTTTACAAAATGTAATTTCTATAAAAAATGAAGGAAAATGTATTGTAAACGGTTATATTAAACCACAATCTATAAAAATTCTTAGTTATTCTAGCGGTGTAGTAAAAGGAGAATATATAGATTTTGTAACTGTATATGAATGTATGGTTTGTCATCCTGTAGAAGGAATGTTAATGGAATGTGATACGAAAACTATAACCAAGGCAGGTATTCACGCTGAAGTGATTGACAAAGAAGGTAATGTTCCTATTACTATATTTATTGCTCGTGATCATCATTTTACCCAAAACAATTTTAATAATATTAAAGAAAATAATAAAATTACTGTCTCTATAATTGGAATTCGTTTTGAATTAAATGACCCTTATATTTGTGCGATTGCTAAATTAGTTGAAACTAAAAATCAAAATATAAATTATGACCGTACAAAAAAAGAACCTATAAGTATTATTGGTAATGAATAATAAAATGATATAAAATGTTTTCAAAGAAATAAAAAATTGAAAAAAAAGAATGTTTATTTAATTATATCAACAACACTAATATAATTAAATATGTCATCACAAAAGATTCGCACGGTAAATGGTATCCCATCCTTTATGGTAAAATTAGGAAAGGTTGGATTAGAGAATGGTAAAATTTATACTAAACTAAAGAAAGAGAAATTGCTACAGAATAAAATGCGTTCTAAAATTTATAAATCTTTAGTTAAGGAAGTAAATCGATTAGAAAAAGAAGAAAAAAAGTTAAGAAGAGAATGTAAGAAATCAATAAAGGAAGCAATTAAAATTGCGAAGAACAAGAACGTTAATAATAGTTAATTATAAGTAAAATATAGTAAGAAACTTTTTTTTATTAAATGTATTGTTTCAATTCTAATTGTTTATAATCGCGATCTGTTTGTCTAGGTAATTCTAATGGAACGACTAACGTACTTTGATCCTTCATATATTTTAAATAACTAATTAAAGAATTGTATACATTAGGAATAGCATAATCCAAAACTAGTTTATTAAGTTTAATAATTTCATCAGTAATATTATCTGTATATTCTGCGTATTGAAAAAATATACTTCTCATTATAGTTTTAACAGTATCTATATTTTGTGGTGCTATTAAATATTCTTCATTGCTTTTTTTGTAAATACCGGCGCGAATACCATTTTGAATAATTTGAATATTTTCTTTTGAAAAGAATAAATCAGATAATACTGTATTTTCAACAATACCATTAACTGCTTCTCTATATTCAGTAGTTTTATTTTTTACTTCTATGCGTTCTTGCATTTTAAATAAAACGTCAGTATTGGGTTGTTCAAGTAAATTAACTCGACCATTGATTAATAACTGTTCTTTATCTAAAATATTATTTTTTTCTATTAAATTTCCGTAATTAAGTTTAGACATTTATATAAACTTATATAAGAAATAAAAATTTAGATAATACTAAATATATTTAGTTCAAAAAATATATTATTATATAATATAATGGATTCTTATTACACTATAGTAACTATAACTGCTATCATTTTATTAGTAGGTTTATTAGTTTTCTTAGGAATTAAAATGAGTTATGAAAGTAATCAAAGTATTAAATTTCCATCTACTACACCTAATACATGTCCTGATTATTGGGATGGATTAATAACAGATGAAGGCAAACGTGTATGTGAAGTTCCAAAAAATGGAAAAAATATGGGTATTTTATTACAAACACAAGATGATACTAATAAATTAGAGGAAGTTAGAGGATATGACGCATATACAGGTACTATTGATTTTGGTTCAAATTGGACTAATTGCGAAAAGAAAGAATGGGCATTAGATAATAATGTATTATGGAAAGGTATAAGTGAACACGCAAATTGTTAAATTATATAAAATAAAAATACTATTTTATATGATTTTATTATATAGAATGAATTATTATACAACAGTTTTAAAAATAGCTCTAATATTTTTTGTAATTCTATTTGTATATTTTTGTTATTATTATCCAAGTTATCCAACAACATTTCCTCCTTATAAATCGACATGCCCTGATTATTGGAAAGCAACTAAAGTATATGATAATAAAGTATGTATACCAAATGCTAAAAATTTAGGTTCTCTAGATGAACCAATTAAAAGAAATTTTGATTGGAAATATTATATTGAAGTTAACGATTTAGACATTTCAAATGATGAAAATACAGCGTGGACTCATTATTTGCAAGTAGGTCGTAATGACAAATTAAAAGTTAAATTTAACGGATCATTTCATATTCCAGGGTATGTAGATGATTTAGATAAAGAAATGACATATGTAAATTTTAATGATGATAAATGGGATCATTCAATTAGATCTCGCGATTGTACCTATAAAGCATGGGCAAATGAAAATAATATAGAATGGGAAGGAGTTTCTAATTATAATAGATGTTATTTATAAATTAAATGATAATACGTTAGGTTCTTCTGCTAAATTATATTCAAGTTTATTTAGTAAGTAAGGATATTTAAAAATACTTCTGGTTTCTAATTCATCTTTGGGATAAAAATGTAAATATTTTTCATAAATTTCATAATTCAACATTTGAATTCTTTTAAATTTTGGTAATACGTCAGTTATATACATATTGGTCATATCAGTTAACAATTGTTTATTGTTATTTTGTTTATAATCATTCTGTAATAATACCATTCTTTCTTTTAAATCAAAAACCTCGTTTTTTAATTTAGATAATTCTTCATTTTTTTCATTATCATTTAAACTTTTTGTAATTTTATTTAATATTGTTGTGTATATTTCACTTTCAGTATTATATGCCTTCATTTGTTTATTATATAAAATTTTAGATTCTTCTTCATCTACATAACTAAAGAGAGTATCTAATTTTTGTTCTATAATAATATTTTTTATAATTTGTATTTGTTCGTAATTTTCAGATAATATAAGGTCTGATGGTGCGTATTCACCGTTATATATTTTAATATTTAATTCACATGGACTATTTATATCTCCGCAAATAGCAATATATTTATTAGTATCCTTTGTAAAAATAGTATTTACTGGTCGTTTACATTTAATACAGGGTGATTTATATGAAGATATAAGCATATTTCTTCTTCTTTTGTTTTTATTATCTTTATAAATCTGTTTTAATTTATTTCTTCTTTTTATTTCATAATTATTTTTTAGTTGAAAGTATTTGTTTAGTTTGTCATAATATTCATTTAACATACTTATACTTTCATTATTGTCATTGATAGATATTGATTCTACATTTGTATTACGATATTCAATATTTGGTGTATTTTCTGTACGGAAATCTATTAAATCATCGGGTAAATTTTCAATTACAATGATATTATTATTAGAAATATGTAATATTTTAAGATTTGGTAGATTGGTTAAATTTAATGATTGTAATTTATTATATTCACATTTCAATTCTACCAATGAAGGAGGTAAATTTTCTAAAATATCTATTTTATTATTATTAACATCCAATTCTTTTAAATTTTTTATATTAGAAACATCAATGTATGTTAAATAATTGTTATTAATAATTATTGTTGTTAGAGAACTTGGAAATGTTTCTATATTCAATAAAAGATTATCTTTACATACAAAATTGTTTAATCCATCGGGTAAATTATTTATACTAGTAATAGAACCTTGAGGTATTATAATTGTTTGAATTGACCTAAATCCATTGGTAGATAATATTGAAAAATCTAAATCACCAGATAATGATTCATTAATTTCTAGTGTTGTATTTTTTATATTCATAGTTTCTAATATATTAACTAATCGTTCTTGCGCTGTATTATCATTTAATAAAATTTTTTCTCTTTCTTGAGATACAAAATCCATATAATATATAATATATATAATCGTTTTAAAAAAAAGTGAAAAATTATTTTAATAATATGTTAAAATAATTAATATACAGGTAATGGTAAATTTACTATATTAGTATACTGGTTATCTTCTTTGTTTTGATCTTTTTCTTTAAAATATCTAATTTTAGATAATATTAAATTTTGATCTCTTTGCATTTGTTGTTGTTTTTCATATTCACTTAATTTTTTAGTTGAACAATTGTATAAAATAAAGTAAGTAATAATTATAAAACCTAAAAATATTCCCACATTTAAAGCGTAGTAATATATATTAACTCGATAATGATGACAATTTTGTAAATGATTAAATAAAAAAGATTTTGTAGATTGTTCTATTAAATTAGGGGTATTCATTTCTTCTATATTATGAATAATGATTTTAAGTATACGCTAAATAACTTAAAACTGAAATATATGATAATAAACCTAAAATAATAGATACCAACCATATAGGTATTACTGTTTTATGTTTAAAACCTACACCAAATTCCCTAAATGAACCATCTTTATTATATAATAAACTAGGTTGTATATTATGTATTAATGAAAATAGTATAAAAAACAAAAATATTGCGGTGTTTAATTTATTTTTGTATATGAAATCTTTCATTATTTATAATTATAATAGAATTATAAAAAATTATAAATCAATATTCTTAATATTAAAATTGATCATCTAAATCATCTAAATCTTCGTCTTCATTATAATAAATACCATCTGTAATATTAGTTCCTAAATTGCTAATATCATACATTTCATTTGTTTCATCATTTATATTATCGTCTCTTATATTATCATTTTCAATAATGCCTGCGTTTTCATTTTCAAAACCTTCCTTATCATAAGTTTCTTTATTATATTTATAAATATCCTTAGATAAACCTATGTTCCAACGTCCTAACTTGTATTGTTTTAATTTATCTTCTACTTCACGTTGTTCTGGTTTCATGTTGTTAAAATATTCGAATATTTTTTCTTTTTCTGCTTCACGTGATCGTGTTACTTGCTTAACTATATCATCATATGTTATATCAATCATATTTTTATTTTTAATTTCCATATTTAATAAAGCAAATAATAAATTACACACTCTAGTTTTTAATTCATTTTTATTACCCTGAACAATCTGTATTTCTTGTAAATCTATGTAATTATCTACTGTATTTTCATTTAAAAGATTATCTGAATATGTATAATTAGATTCATTATTTTGATTATTAATTTCATTTTTCTTTTCATTTTTAGTTTCTATCAATTCAATTTGTAATATGTAGTCATCGTCTGATGTTGTAATGTATTCGTGTATTACAGCATAAATACAATAAGTATATAATAAATACAATGCTTTCTTATCAAATAAACAATGGAATTTATAACTATTGTTTTCATTGTTTGTACTAATATTAGTAGACAACTCAGTATAAAGTGGAATAGATAATACAAAATTATAAATATCTTTTAATTTAATGTTGATTAATTGAAGCAATTTAACTATAGTTTTATCATTACTAAAAGGTTTTAGATTTTCAAAATATTTATCATTAAATGTAATTAAATCTGTTTTATGTCTTTCATTGAGATCCCAATGTTTGGGAATATCAATATTAAAATCTTGATTGTTTTGTAATGCGGTAGGATATATTTTACATAATGCTTGTAAACTATTTACAATAAATGTAATAAAACTATGTAATCCTTCGTTGTATAAATGACATTTATTATTAACGTCATTATCTTCTAGATTCCATTTATCTATATTTTGTAAAAACGAAATTATATTATTATACTCTTTATCATCAAAATTATTACCAAACTTTTTGAAAAATGTCATTATTTGTTTTAACATATTGGTGTTAACATTATCAAGATAATTAATTAAATTGTTTAAATTATTAGAATAAGTAGTAGATAAACTTTTGGGATTATATTCAGAAATTAATGCTTGTAATAATTGTATTAATGGAGGTTCGATTAATGTAGAATCTTGTTTATCTAAATAATCAATAATGTCAGCAAAGCGTTCTATTTGTTTGAATCTGATATTTTCTTGTTTGTTTACAATGTTTCTTTTATAAATTATTTTTAATAATTTTGTATAATCGGTAATATTATAATTTTTTCCATTTTTTTTTAAAAAGGCAATCTTTTCTTCAATACTCCATTTCGAAGAATAATTTTCTGGTTTGTTATTACAAATACTTTTTAAATAATTTGGTACAGGTAAGTCTTTATCAAAATTACAGTAATAAATAATTGCTTTATAAATATTTTCCATTAAAAGACCATTAGGTATATTTAAAGGACCATTATAGTTATTTATATTAGGAAAAAATAAAGGTGCGGTATTTATTAATTTTATATCACGTAATAATTTTGAATTATGTTTTATTTTGTTAATCATATTTAATATATTATTATCTTGTTCATTAAAATAATACATAGGATTAATAGAATTATTATTTTCATAACAACAAGCATTTTCTAAGAACGGTATAGATCCAGATGTTTTTAATAATAAATCGTTTTTTTGAATAATATTATTAATTATTTCCATGATTCCGTAACTGTGTTCTCGTTGTTTTACTTTTAATACATTTATTAATTCATGTTGTTTATTATTTCCAGATTTAATATTTTCTATAATGGTATTTTGGAAGTCTTTACTGACATTTTGTAAACGTTTTAATATAGAATATTTTACCAACGGAGGATTAAATAGTTTCCATTTACTAATAACATGTTTTGATGGAATGTCTATATCAGGGTGAATTGTTAAATATTCGCGTTTAATATCATATAAATTTTTAATATCATCCTGTTCAATCATAAAATCAATAATACTTTTTAATTTTGTAGTTAATTTGTCTTTTTTATTTTTCTTTATAGAATTCCAAGGTGATACTTGAGTATTTATTTTACTTAAAATACATGCTATATATTCTACGCTAGTTAAATCCTCTATTCCTCTTAACGGATAACCGTTAAAAGATTTTATACAATTATATACTGTTCTTTTTGTAGTTATAGTAGGAATTGATGTTTGTATTGCGATCAATGTAATAGAAGATACTATTAATATTATAATTTCATTACGATAATTTTCATAAGTAGTCATTTCCTTCTTATTTTTTAATTTATCCTTTTCTAATTTTTCATTATATCTTTGCTCACTTACTATTTTTTTGCGTATAATAAGATTAGATGTTTTAATTACAAAATCTTCTACTAATACATGATCTATGTCAAGTGTTTCTGATATTTTAACTAATATTGAATATATAAGTTCATTAGTTTCATTTTCAAATATTTTGACTTTTTTAGTGGTAGATGGTGATTGAAAAATAGTGTTTCCTAAGTCTTGTTCTAAAATATCATGTGAGGTTTTTTTAAAACCAGATTCATCGTAACCTTCATCATTGCTATAATCTATTTTTCTTAAAATAAAACCACTATATTTATCTACTATACTATCACCATCGTCGCTTAATGTACCATATTCTCTACAAATATTGTTTAATGCTGACATGTAATCATTATTCAATATAAATGCGTTTGCTAATTTATATATTGAATTAGGCATTAATTGAGTATTTGTATCTATACAATATTTCCAATTTTGATTTTCATTTAAATTATCTAATGGATCGCGACAAAAATTTTCAACAAATAAACATATATCAGTTTGTTTTTTAACAAAATCCTCTTGACCTAATATTAAATCGCGTAAATATAAATGAGGTGAAATTAATACATCTGAATCGGAAACACTTCTACCTAATTCATACGCAATATTGTTATATTTATTAATACGAATTTCATTAAGATTATTATTTCTTTTTAATTGTTTTAATAAAGTATCTATATCTATTTCTAATTTTTTATTTAGTTCATCCACTGAAAAAGAATAACGTTTACTAAACTCGTTTAATAATGTTTTTTTACTTGTGTCTAGATTTCTATTAATATTTTCATTATTATTTTCACAAATATTATTTGTAGGATTTTTAATACAATTTTGTTTTAAATTACAAAAAATAGTATTAGTGTCTATAAAATCTATAGTATTAATATCATCATCTTTTATCCAATTATCATTAAATCTTCTATAATAAAATCGTTTTGTACGCACATTTTCTTCTAATTCTATATTTTGTTTTTCTTCCTCATTTAACTCGATTTCATCTCTTTTATTAGGTAAAGTAGGTTTTATTTCTAATATAGCATAATCACCTTCTTTTACTAATTTTTTATTAGCAATTATTGTTTTAGTTAATTCTTCCGCACTTTCTTTAGATGTATTATGCTTTTGAATTAAATTCTCTTTTAAAAATGAAAAGAATACATCATTACTCATTGAGTTTTGTTCATTTTTGTATTTATCTAATATATTGTATGGTGTATCATCTAATTCTTCATCAAAATATAATTCTTTACCATTATCATTAGTTAATTTATTTATAGAATCATATTTTTTTGATAAATATCTAGTACTACAATCATTAGCAGATACTTTTTTATATTCATCATTATCAATATTAGGTTCAGAAATAATACTTAATACATTTTCCGGCGTAATTAATGATATTAAAATAGAAGAAATTATAGTATTATATAATTTACCATTATCAGATTTTAACATTTGTAATAAAGTTTCATGTGAATTCATAAATATTTGTTTATTTTTAATTAAAATACGATAATTTTGATAAAAAGAATCTGTAATACTAATATTTTTTTCATTTATTAAATGTAATATATTATTAGTTAATTCATTATCAGATTGGAGTGTTTTCTTAATATTTAAAAAATGATTGTAATTTTTTTCAAAATTAATTTTGTATTGTTGTATTTGTTCTTTTACATAAAAACGTATATCGTTATATTGTTTATAAGACAAATCACTAGTATATATAAAAAAAGGTTCTAACTTTGAAACATAATCATACAAAGACATTTTATTTGTATTATATTTCTGAACCATACTAATCAAGGACCTTGTTTTTGGAATAATAGTTTCTAAAAATTTATGGTATTTATTTTCTTCTCTAATATCGCTATCTAAAGTAAACTCATGTATGTTTGAAAATATATGTTTTTGTGTTTCTTCTTCTAAATTTTTATAATTAAATTCTTGTGATAAATCGTCTATAACATGAGGTATAATTTCATTTTTATTATTTATTATTTTTGACAACATTAATGTTGTATGATGTAAATTTGTTTTTTCTAATATATTAGTGTTTGGTAAGTTTATTTTAGAATAATTAATTACTGATTTCGGTAACATTAATAAAGATTTTATGCAAATTTCATCGTTATCAGAAAAGTTTACTCGTTTATAAATTTTTTTGCCATTGTTCAATAATTCTTCTTTTACGTATTTGTTACTCAAGTTGTATCTTTGTATTACATATTTTTCTTTATCAATATTGTTATATTTCATAACAGTACTATAAAAATCTCCTAAATTATCAATAATCGTATCGATATTCGTGTTTACATTTTTTGTTGCCAAACAATCATAGTTTATATTATTCATATTATTTGTTGTAGAAGGATTTAATACTTCATCTATTAATCGTTCCTGATGAATATAATTATATGTGTTATTCTTATATCTAGTTTGAATATCAATTAATGCTGCTGCTGGATCTAAATTTATAATATAATCACTATCATTGTTTACGATTCTTATATGATCTTGATATACCATTTTTAATTGTTTTACAACAGGAATAAACCATTTTATATTATGATCAAAATTTAAAATTCGTTCTACTAACGGTTTATAATAAGCCTGTTTCTTTTTAAAATCATATACGTTGTTATTATTGTCAAATAATGAAAAATCTTTTCGTAAGTGTTTAAATTTTTCAATTAAATTATGAATATTAGACATTACTAATTTGTTACGTTGATAATTAGGTATTGTTGATAACAACTGATCCATTAAATCGTTTATTTGTATATCTAAACTATAACGTTGTTCATTTTCTGGTATTTCTACTACTTGTTTTATTTCATCTAATTCTTCGCCAAATATAATATTTGAATTTACATACATATCATTTAATTTTTCATATATATTTTCGTCACCTTGTTCATTTTCTGGTATATTAATGATATATTCATTATTATCTGTTTGTTCCATTGACGCACTAGATATTTCTGTATCATTTAATTCTTCGTCTATTTTAGTATTCATATCTTCGTCTATTTTAGGTTCAACTAATGTATTTACACTTAATGAAGTAGGTTTTTGACGGATTATTATTTTTTCAATAGGTATATTGTTAGGTAATCCTTGATACGCAAAATCAATATAAATTATTTTTTTTTCAGGATATGTAGTTATTTCTATCATATCATCTTCAGTATCAGTAATTTCGCCAGTTATAATAACCGGTATATCACCTTGGAAATGAATATTTATCCATTTGTTTAATGTTAAATTATTTTGCTTAGCAAAACCTTTTTCTTCACTTCTATTTAATATATTCACTTGGATTATGGATTCATCGTTAAAATAATTATTTTCAGAAAACTTAAGTGTATATAATTCATTGAAATTAATATTTAATATTTCCATGTATTCTTCATTAATGTATTTTATAATAAAGGTTTTTTCATGATAATTACTGTTAGTTGGTGATATTATTTCAATTATATCTCCTAGTTCGAATACTATAAAATTTTTATCTTCAATATTATTTGAATTTATTGTATCCATTTATATATAAAAATATATATTATGTATCTAAATTATATTCATGAAAACTGATAAATTTCTAAATAATCAAATATGTTCAAAGTAATTAAAGATATAAATATTATAGATATTATGCCTAATGATTCTTTATATACAATAACGAATTATAATCAAAATAATATTGAGAATAAACATTTTATAAAACATTCTGTAAAATATTTATTTTTAAATTATGATTCTAATTATTTATGCTTTAATGATTATAAATCCAGATTGTACAAATCAGTTATTTTATCTTTTCCTGAAAATAAAATATTAAGTTATTCTCCACCTAAAACTTTGAAATTTGAATTATTTTGTATTCAAAATCAACTAACAAATACCGTTGTTATTAACGAATATATAGATGGTACTTTTTATCATTTATTTTATGATAGTCGCATAAATAAATGGGAATTAAGTTTAAAGGATTGTTTAACTTATGACAATAAAGAACGAAACCATTTTATAAATATTTTATCAGGGGGAGTAAATAATAATTTAAATAATATAGCAATATTATCTTACATACCTAAAAATGTTTCTTATTCATTTATAATATCTAATAATGAAATTTATTTAATTTCTGCGTATTATATTCATGATACACAATTAAACAATATTGAATTTATACAACAGAATACATATGAGAATTGGGGAATATTTAATGATGTAAATAGTGTTATTAAATTTCCAAAACGATATTATTTTAAAGATTATAATGATTTGTTATCTAATATTAATAATTGTAATAATTCATTAACTAATAAATTAATATTAACAAATATTAATGGTGATAGAACTACTATATCTTCGATTGAGTATAAACAACAAAAATTAACACAGCATATTCATCTTAATCTTGAATATCTATTTTTATGTTTAGAAAGAATAAAACAAACGAATCGATATTTATTTTATTTTACATCTTTGAAAAAAACTTTTATTATATTAAAAGTAAAATTAGAGCAATTTATAACATTAATTCATTATTATTATATCCAATATTATATTTTTAAAAAAAGGCAAATGCATAATTTTTATTATATACATATCAATAATATTCATAAAAATATTTATATACCATTATTAAAACATAATAAACTATGTGTTACTCGAAAAATAGTAAAAGAATATTTTTTAAATAAAAATCCTCATGAACTACAATACATTTTAAAACTCTGGTTATCAAATATAATATAATTAATTATAAATGAAAGAAATATTTTATTGTAATGGACATATATTAAATATACGAAAAATATTGAAACAAGATTTAGATTTTTTTTATTATGAAATTATGAGTTTATTAACTAGTGAAGCGCGCAATGAATTAATAGCAAATAGTTTATATGATTTTTTAAATAATGGTAATGAAATATTTTTAATTGATAATATCGATACCTCTGTAATTTTAGCTGTATGTGTAATAAGAGTCGATAACGAAAATACATTAGGTAAAATTGGTAATATAAATAGTATTAAAGTTCATAACAATTATAAAAACATAAAGTTAGAGAATACTATACTAACACATATAAACGAATACTTAAAAAATATAAATTGTATTAAAATTATTAATAATGTAAATATGTAAAAATAATATAATGAATATAATCAATATATTATTTAAATATGTTTACTTATATAATAAGTAATCCAAGTAGTAGTACAAAATAAAACTCCACCCCAAATAGTTTCAAATATTACAGGTAATAATGACCATTTGCGGAAAATGGTATAGTTAGTCAATTCAAAAACACCATAAACAAGTAGTCCAAGGATAAACGCTTCATATGGAGATCTTTTTTTTGATAAAATTATTGTATATAATCCAAATAACATAAGTAAATAAGTAATAATAAAAGAAATAGGTTTTATTTGAAGAGATTCTTTTTGAATAGTTTTAATCATAGAAGAAAAATACGAACCGACCACTGAAAAATAAATAGCATCTAAACAAAGTAAGGTAATAAGAGCAATAATATAATCCATATGCTATTATATTTAACTAGAGATAAAAATATTATAATTGACTATATACCATTCCTAATTTACTTAATTTTTGTATATATTCTGCACAATGTCCTTGATTTACAGAATTCATAGTAGATATTGGACCACGAACTTTATCAATTAATTTTAAAATTTCTTCTGAATTATTTCCCATTTTTGCTACATCATCAGCGTAGTTTTTTTTGAAGAAAAACCCCATATTACCATTATTAATTTCTTTTTGATATGGCACATAAACGATAGGATGCCACATTTTAATAACTAAAGAAGGATTCATTTTTTTAATTGTTTCAAAAGACGTTTTTGCTTTAGCTATATCTCTGTTTTCTGGATAAATATTTATAATATCGTTAATAAAATCAAAGAATAAATTATTAAAAGCACGGGTTAAAGTAGATTTATCACTCATGATATATAAAATAAAATATATTATTTATATTATTTTACTGTATTATTTATTTTGTCTAAATGCCTATATTTAATTGTGGAGGAGGTGTAGGCATATTATTACCCATACTTACTTCATCCATTCGTTTTTGCTGTAATGTATCTAAAGTAACATCTGATGATATTTTATCTGCTGTGTAAGTATCAGGTGGTGTTTCGATTAATTGTAAATCATTATCTACTGATACATAATTGTGCATATTCCGTCGTTCACTATTACCTTTAGCACTTAATTCATCTGGCGTTAAATCATAACTAGTAAAGAATTCTGATGTTATATTTGAATTACCATAATTTATTATATGATAACCTAAAGGTTCACCGTTATTATTAGTTGCTTTATTTATATTTTTTTTAATATCTTTATGATAATGTTTAACTATATCATCACCTACTATTAATTTAAATTGTTGATTTACTAATAATAAGGAAGGAACACTTTTTATATTTGGCGGTAACATTACTGTATTTCCATTTTCTAATATAATTTTAGTTTGATTTGTTGCCGGATCAATTTTACGTTTGTCAATACAAACATAACTAATTTTATTTGACAAATTACTTTTTACTAAAGTTTGTAATACATTTTTACAATGTTTACAATAATTGCTATAATATAAAATATCCATTATCTTATATTATATTTAAAAAAAGGTTTTAATAATTAAACGGAATTAATTTAAACACATGGTGTAAAGTAGTCTATTTTGAAAATAAAATATAGCATAACCTAATGCTACTGCTAAAGCGCTAAAGTAGAAATCAAAAGATTTACCTTTATATAATCCTAACCCTAATGTAGTTAATAATAGAGTAGATAAAAGGATAAATCCGATCATAGAGAGTAGTAAGAAATAGTCACAGTATTTCTTATCTAAGGGTCCGAAGAAAAGTTCGTAAAGTTCTGGCATTATAGTTTATAATAAGAAAAATATTATTATTAAATAAATTACTAAATATTCTATAAAATTGTATATAAAAATATAATAATATTTATATATAAAAATATGGACAATTCTTTAATATGGAAATTAATAGACAAATATTTTCAAGACAATCCACAGAATTTAGTAAGACACCATATAGATTCTTATAATGATTTTTTTAAAAATGGTATTTTTCAAATATTTAAAGAAAAAAATCCATTACGTATTGATACACGCTTTGATAGTAAGATTAAAGAGTATCGTTCACAGTGTATAATGTATTTTGGAGGGAGAAATGGTGATAAAATATATTTTGGTAAACCTGTTATTTATGATGATAATAATACCCATTATATGTATCCTAATGAAGCGCGTTTACGTAATATGACATACGGTATGACTATTCATTATGATATTGAAATAGATTTTATTACTATTTTAGAAGATGGCGAATCACCTGATATTGTAGGAGGTAGTGTTAATTTTAATGATAATGATGAAATTTATTTTGATGAAGAAGATATTAATATAGAAGGAGGTGCTTCGCGTAAAAATAAAAAGAGATTGAAAGATTTAACTCCAACCGACGCAGCATTATTTAGAGATGCTACTGAAAAATCATTACAAGAAGGTAATATACAACGCATTACCAAAGTATTAAATAAAGTTTATTTGGGTAAATTTCCTATTATGTTACAATCTAACCATTGTATTTTATCTGGAATTCCTAAAGATTTAAGATACAATATGGGTGAATGTAATAATGACGTTGGTGGTTATTTTATTATTGACGGTAAAGAAAAAACAGTTATACCACAAGAAAAATTTGGTGATAATATGCTATATGTTCGTAAAAATATTAAAGAAGAAGATGATGATAACACTCCTGAATATTTATATTCTGCCGAAATCAAATCAATTTCTGAAAATATTTCAAAACCTCGTCGTACATTATCTGTTAGTATTGTTGCACCTACAACTAAATTTACAAATAAAAATATTGTAGTAAATATACCAAATGTTCGTAAACCAGTACCTTTATTTATAGTGTTTAGAGCGTTAGGCATATTGAGTGACAAGGATATTATTAAAACTTGTTTATTAGATATGGATAAATACGATTCTATGATTGATTTATTTATACCATCTGTACATGATAGTAGCATTATTTTTAATCAAATATCAGCAATTAATTATATTGCTTCATTAACAAAGGGAAAAACTACAGCATATGCGTTAGAAGTATTAGCAGATTATTTTTTACCTCATGTTGGCGAAATGAACTTTAAACAAAAGGCGTACTATCTAGGTCATATAGTTTTTAAATTATTAAAAGTAACTATGGGTATAGAAGAACCTACTGATAGAGATCATTTTAAATATAAAAGAATAGAATTAGTTGGAACATTAATATATGATTTATTCAGAGAATATTATCTTATACAATTAAGAAGTATTCAAAAATCTTTTGAAGAGATTATTCGTTATAACAAAGGTATATATCAGAATAATTTAGTTGGACTTATTCAAGATAAGCATAAAGAAGTTTTTCTACAACGTGTAGTAGAAAAAGGGTTTAAGAAAGCGTTTAAAGGTAATTGGGGATCAATGACACATACAAAAAAGGTTGGAATAGTACAAGATTTAAATCGTTTATCATTTAATTCTATGATTAGTCATTTACGTAAAACTAATTTACCCTTAGACGCAAGTGTTAAAGTTGTCGGACCACGTGTATTACATAATTCACAATGGGGTTTTTTAGATCCTATTGATACACCAGATGGTGGTAATATTGGATTACATAAACATTTGTCTATATCTACTTATATTACTCAATCTTATTCTAGAAATGAATTAATAAATTGGTTACGATTAAATATTGACATGAAACTATTAGAAGATTGTGATCCTTCTTATTTGTCTACATTATCTAAGTTATTTATAAATGGTTATTGGGCAGGTTCTGTTGAAGAACCTATTGAATCAGTTGAAAAAATGAAATTATTTCGACGAAATGCTTTAATACCAATTTATACAAGTATTACTTTTAATATTAAAGAAAATACTATCTATATTTACACTGACGGTGGACGTCTATGTAGACCAATTTTTTATAAAGATTTTTATACCCAAAAAATGTCATTTGAAAATGAAAATATTTTAAATAAAATAATAGATAATAAATTTTCTTGGAATGATTTAATTACTGGATTTAATAAAAAAAATATTGATAATTTTAATCCTAATACAAACAATTTATATGAATTTAATAAATTGTACGATGTTAACAATGAAACAAATCCAGCAAAATTAAAGACTTATCTACAAAACAAGGCAATTGTTGATTATATTGATCCTAGCGAATCAGAAGATATTTTAATTGCTATACAACATGACAAAATAAATCCGAAAGATAATTATACTCATGCGGAAATACACGAATCATTAATTCTTGGAGTAATGGGAAATTTAGTTATATTCCCTGAAAATAATCCGGCGACTAGAAATTCTTTCTCTTGTGTACAAAGCAAACAAGGTTGTTCAATGTTTCATACTAATCATCAATTACGTATGGATAAAACATCAGTTGTTCTTGATTATGGACAAACACCATTAGTAAAGTCACGATATCTTGAGTACATTAATAATAATGAAAACGCTTACGGTGAAAATGTAATCGTTGCGGTTATGTGTTATACTGGATATAATGTAGAAGACGCTGTTTTAGTAAATGAAGGTTCATTACATAGAGGATTATTTAGTACTACCTATTATACTACATATGAAACTCATGAAGAAAAAAATATATCTGGTAATGATACGACTGAAATATTATTAACTAATATTGAAAATAATATATCTATAAATGGCGTTAAACCCGGTTATGATTATAATAAATTAGATGAACATGGTATTATTGAAAATAATACTCCAGTAACTGATAAAACAGTACTTATTGGTTTAACTACAGGTACTAGTACTTCTGAGAGTAAATTTGACCAATCTAAAACACCTAAAAAAGGACAGGTAGGAGTCGTGGATAATACTTTTATTACAGACGGCGATGAAGGTACTAGAATTGCTAAAGTTAGAATTCGTGAAAAACGATCACCTTGTATAGG